GTATCAGTGTGAAACATTTCATCGTCAACGTAGTTCGCGATAACCATGCCGCATGAGGGGCGTATTGTGTGAATGCGCGCCATTTTTCGTTCTCCTGTTTCGAGCGGGCGGGGTGGGGAGGGGCTACTCGCGCCGCAAAACATAACCGAGCGGCAAGCTGCCCGCGCCTTCAATTTCTCCGCTGTGCTGATTCTCGAATTTGAATCCAAGAGGTGGCTCTTTGTCATCTTCACAGAATGCTTCCGCATCTATGATCTTGATGCATTCGCCGCTGCCGCCAACCTGCGTGAAGTGAAGTACAATGATTTCCATGTGATGCTCCTTAAATCCCCTTCCGGTTGCGAACCCGATTACGCGAAGGGGGCTACTCCTCGTCAGTGAACTCCCCGAACTTCGCAACGCTGGTGTAATCGCGGTCGCCAAGGTTCTCGCGTTCGAGCACATCGTAATGACCGACAACCTTTTCAACTTCTGCGCCGATGGTGCTGGCGTCGGCGATCAGGTCGTTGTATTGCCGCATGGCCTCATCGAGCGTATCCCATGTGCCCTGCAAGTCTCGCCCGCTCTGGCTGTCCTTTGCTTCGGCATAGACGAACCATTCGGGCTTGCCCTTGAAGGTGCGGCCCTGCAACTTGCAGTGGGTGTCGCTGTCCAGCGATTGAAACCACGCCTCGTATTCCGCATCGCTCATCGTGTCGATGTTCTTCGGTACGAGTTGTTTTCGCTTCGTTGCCACCATCATGCTCCTTTCGTCTGACGGGCGTATTGTAACCTAGGTGCAAAACAATTGCAAGAGAAATCTTTCAGAAAATCTTTTGCATTTATTACCTAGGTTGCTAAGATGCCACTATGAGGCTCAAAACCGTGCGACAGGCGGCGATTGAAACGGGCGTTGCCCGGCAGACAATTTCTCGTTGGCTGAAAGCGAAAAAGATAAAGGGCAAGCCGACGAAGGTTGGGCGGATGCCAGCCATGCTCGTGAGTGTCGCCGACGTGCTGCGTTTGCGCGAAGCCGAGACGCGGGGCCGTCCGAATCTGAAAGGACTATCGAAATGACTTGGCTCCCCACCCCCGAGCATCTTCCCGCCCCCGGCGAGCGCGTGCTGGTGGCAACGCAACCGAAGGAACAGAACCGATGAACTGGATTAAGTGCTCGACCCGCCTTCCCGATAACGCCGACCCAATGGCAATCCGCAAGGTGCTGGTCTACTCGCCGGACTTCGCTCGCGGGCACGACGCCGTACTGCCGGACGACTGTATTCGCTTCGGCTGGCGAATGTGCGGGCAATGGAAGATCGAAGGTAGCCCAAGCTCGTGGGATGTAACCCATTGGATGCCGTTGCCGGGTATGCCCGAAGGTTTACCATTCAACAGACATGTCGCGGGCGATTGAAGCCCTTGCTATATTGGTACGGTCATTGTTAGGATTGGGCGCGGCTCGCACAGGGAAGGCCATTTCAGCCACGCATGGCTCGGCTCTAACATGACGGTGCATCATGCGATTTCAGGTTGGCCCGTACGCGTACACGCTCGTTATCTCAGACAGGCAAATCTACGGCGGACAGGGCGAGCCGCTGGAAGCTGTCGCCATTGAACACCGACGACTGTTTATAATCAGCCCCACCGTTCATCCGGCGCGCAGGGCGGAGATTGCCCGACATGAGATTGCTCATTGCTGGGAATTTCACGTCCCGGCCCCGCGTACTGAAGAGGAGCGGGCGCAGTTCTTCGCATTCATCGGCGAGCAGTTCGACCGCGACCTTGAAGCCGCTGGCGGAAACAATGCCTTGCAACAGATGGAATCAACAGTAATTGGCAACGTCGGCGAACCGCCCGCGCCGAGCGCGGTCGCACCCAAGCCGCAGGACAGTGCCATGGGGAGCAGCGATCGCATGACCTGCGGATCGTGCGGGACGGAGACGCTATGCGGGTCTATCTCCCACGCGCAGCCGGAAGCCGACGCATCTGGGCGGTTCCGGGTTCTGCGATGGTTTGTGTGCGACTCCTGCGGAATCTTGCAGACGTGGTATCAATACTGCCGGTCAAGCGGCGAGTTGATGGGGGAGATTGTCAGTGTGCCGGCTCCGCGCATGTTGCGGGGAATTGAGGCGCAGCACTGGCTCAAGGAACATTCTGTGCAGGATCTGCAATACGTGGCCGAGGAATGAATCAGGGTCTGCCGCCCTTTGGTTTCTGTTGAGGTTTGGCGGCCTCTCGCCGTCGATGTGATCTCGATATTGGGAATAGCACGTAATCCATCCCCTGCGACTCGGCCTTTTCAAGTTGAGTTTTGGCTTGGGCGATTGGGATGCGTACATGATCATCGGCGGACGGAGATTCCGTTGCTTTGGCATCGGTAGATTTGCTGGAACCTTCAGCGATTACGATATATTCACGTCGAAAAACATCGTGCGGTACATCAAGGGCATGCGCAAGGGCAGGGACATTCTTGGTCATTATCCCCGCTATTTCATGACGCTCTATTCTTCCAATATTCTCGTCTGACATCCGCATCTCTGGGTTGAACCTGCCCATGCGTTCTCCGACTTCGCCTTGGGTGATATCCAACTCCTCGCGGCGCTTCCGCACCTTGAAGCCAAAAACTTTTGAGTTCCTACCCATTGTTGTTTCAAGGGTTACAGCAAAACGCTTTCTTGTAAAGAAATTATTGCGAAATTCTTCTTGCAATGGCCGATCTTTGGTGTATCTTTGGTGCAGCTATGGCATACGAATCGGTAAGATTTGGTGTCGAGCTGGATCGGAAAACTGATGCGAGGTTCAAGGAAATCGCCAGCGTAGAGCGGCGATCAAAGCGCTCGATGCATGCATTGATGATGCTCCGCATCGTGAAGCTGTGGGAAGAAAAGCCACAAGTGCTTGAAGAACTCGGCCTGGTTAAACGGGCCCACTGAGGGATCGATGAACAACTTTTTCCACCAGCGTCGAATTGAACTCGGCAAGCGTGCAGGGAAGAAAATTTCCCAGCACAAAATTGCCGTCGCGATCGGAGTCACTCCAAACTGCGTCGGTCTGTGGGAAAGGGGAGAACTCATCCCGAATCTAAAGCTCGCCGAGAAGATGGCTCAAGCCTATCAGGTGTCTCAGGACAAGATTGAACAAGAAATCGTCAAGCTGGCGAGACAGATTAACGCGCCAAAACTAGCCACTGCCTAACTTTCCAAATCATCTCGGCTGTGCCGAATCCATCGACAAAGGAAAGGCCAAGCATGCCTCTAACAGCAAAAGATGAAATGCCACTCAACTGTGAAGGTTCGGCTCTGAAAGAGGTTGCCGTATCAGAATCATCCCGGCGCGATGCTCACACGTCGCCAGAATATCACCTTGAAATGTGGCGAGCAGATATGGGCAAGCTACAGGTAAAGATGGCCAATATTGAAATGGAATTGAGCCACTACTCCGCCCACAACTTTTCCATGGAACAAGCCAAGATCATGAACATGGGGCTTCGTGATTTTGAATCAAAGCGATTGTGGTTCAAAAAACGCGGCGAAATGGCTGAAAAGAAGTCAGCGCTAATGGAGGAACTTCGGGAGACACGGGCAGCATACGAAGTCGTTAGAGCAAAAATCAGAAATATTCGCGATAGGGTTAATCGTCAGCCAAAGCCAGCGGATAAGCCCGCCCCGAAACCATCGGTAGATTTGAAGCTTCCCGTTCTTCAGGACATTTTAAATGAAATACGGGATTTGAAGCAATTGATAGCGTCGAAGCTGTGAGCGCGTATCGGTCAGGCTTGGACAGGTCGGGATGGGCATGGCATGGACTGGCGGGGAATGGAGCAAGGCAATGTCATCTTTCCACAAACAGCGTTCACCGGAAAAGAACACGCGATCGAAGATGCGCAACCTCGCCCGCAAAGAGGTGAACATCCAGCGCAACGAGTTTTACCAGAAGCGATTCCAGAGCATGTCGCTGGAGGACCAGCTTCGGAGCCTGCCCAAAGGCGGCGCGAAGATTGAGGCGCGGATTGCGGCCCGTTCTAGCTGACGACCCCCGAACGCACCGGGCACCCCACAACAGGCCCGGTGGTTCATCTCCCCCGCCGCCGGATACCCACCCGGCGGCACTACGCGGATTCGGGCGTTGGCCGTTCGACTCGGCCCATCCGCTTTATGCCACCGACGTTCAAAGCTGGTCCAGATTGCGTTGAGCTTGAGGAAAGCTATCGCGCCGCCGGTGCCCGCGCCTACATACAAATGACCGGCGAGTCCGAGTGGTCCGAATGCGGCCTCGCCAGCGCCGCGCTCCTGGCTCACTCGCACGACTGCGGCACCCGGCGCGGGCGAGAATGGCGACTGGCGATTGTGTACCCGAATGGGAAATGAGGACAACGTGACAGCGACAAAGAAGAAAGCCAAGACTACAACCAAAGCCACAAAGCCGCATCAATGGACCGATGGCGGCGACAAGGTTCTGATTCTCCGCCGCTGCAATGCCGACGGCACTTCGCGCAATGGCTTCACGTATCCGAAGTCGGGCATGGTCGAAGCGCCAGACTTCAACGACCGCACCGAATGCGGCGGCGGTTTGCACGGCTGGCCTTGGGGTTGGGCACTTGGCGAGGGGATGGATTACGACATCATCGGCGATTCATGGCTGGTATTGGCTGCACTGCCGGATGATGTGATTGGGGAAATTCCTGACGACAGCGGCGGTATCGGTGGAAAGTGCAAGTGCCGCAAAGCCGAGGTCGTGTTTCACGGCGCATTTGCCGCGGCATGGGCAATGATTAACGGCGGTCGTCATCGCCTGATTGACGCGATGTCAAAAGACGGTAGCCCAGAGATTGCATCGGGCAACTCCAGCAAAGCCGCGTCGTCGGGCGACTCCAGCAAAGCCGCGTCGTCGGGCGACTCCAGCACAGCCGCGTCGTCGGGCAACTCCAGCACAGCCGCGTCGTCGGGCGACTCCAGCACAGCCGCGTCGTCGGGCAACTCCAGCACAGCCGCGTCGTCGGGCGACTACAGCAAAGCCGCGTCGTCGGGCAACTACAGCAAAGCCGCGTCGTCGGGCAACTACAGCACAGCCGCGTCGTCGGGCAACTACAGCAAAGCCGAAGCGAAAGGCGAAAACACTGTCGCGTGTTGCGCTGGGTCTGGATGCGCCGTCAAGGTCGGACGGCGCGGTGCCTTCGCAATTCCATACTACACGACTGCGGATGGCTGGCGATTCCTCTGCGGTAAGGTCGGAGAGGGCGGCATTGAAGCGGACGTTTGGTACGTCGTACAGGACGGGAAATTAGTGAAACAGCAATAAAGGATTTTGACATGACCCCCACTCAATCCATCGACCCCGCCGCGCACCAGATCGTGCAGGACTTCGAGTACCGCGGCCTACCCGTGTCCGTCCAGCGCAAGGACGGCCCCCGCTGCCCGTACTACCGCGCAATCTGGTCCTACGAAGATGGCTCGCCGATGTGCGCTGCCGACGCCTGGACCACGACACAGACGATGGCTTGCGCGGACGCAAAACGGGCGATTGACCGGCACTTGGACAAGACGACCGACCACTTTTCGCTGGCGGATCGGCTGGCGGAGGAAGAAGCGGGCGCAGCACGAGAATGCGACCGGTTCGAGTAGGAGCACCATGCAGGGAACATCGAAAAAGCACGGCAAGGCGGTCGGATACATCGTGGTCAATAAGTTTGGCCACCCGACAATTGCCTGCCACGGATTCGGCGATGCAAAGACGGCGCTGCTGTGCGGAGTTCCGATCACCCTGTACCGAACGCGAAAATTGGCGCGGAGGGCTATCACGGAGGATGGTGGCGAGTGCCACCGCATCTTACGTGTGGCTTATTTGGAGTAGCGAACGTGCCGGGCAGGCCGCTGGCGTCACACCCCACGATAGCCGCGCCGCCCGGCCCCCTGACGACTCCGCGCTGTATCCGCAACGCCCGTAAATGGGTGCGGCGGATTTGAAGGTGAAACGATGGCACCAGAAATCGCGGTCATTCAGTGGAGCAGCAAGCCGCCAACATACGTCGTCACCGTCAATTCCCTGCGCGTAGGTCCGACGACGACCAGCGACGATGCAAACAAAGCGGCTCAATGGCTCCGCGAGGCGTGGGAGGACGTGGTTGTTGCGGTCGAACGCGAAAAGGTTTTTGCGGCGGAATAGCAATGTCAGACCCGATCATCGACAGCACGATTGACATGAGCAACCCAAAGCTCAACGCGGAGTTCCGATCCGCAGTCGCCGCAACGCGCGGGCTGGTGCACTGGGTTGGTACGCCAGTGCGACCAACGCGAAGCAACAGGGCCAATGCCTATATGTGGGCTGCAATCATTACGCCACTGATGCACTTCCTGAACGCACAGAACGAGCGGAAGCTTGATAAGGACCAGACGTTCCTCCTTCTGAAAAAGATGGTGCTCGGCGAGCAGACGGTGCATGTTGGCAGGATTCTCGAAACCGTGCCATATCGGACAAGCAAGATGGATTCCCACACCTTTTGGGACTTCATCGACCGCTCGCGAATCATGCTGAGAAATGACATTGGTTTGGACACGCTTGATCCCGGCGAATACGGCGTGGCGATGCCCGATCCGGTCCCCGTCCCGAACGATGACGACGCCCGAATACTCCCCGGCACCAGTTGGCACGACGAGGATTGAATGACCGACACCTTCGACATCATCGCCGCGCCCCAGGCCGTTCGACTTGATGACGAAAGGCCGTGCAAGCACTGCGGCTCTATTTTCATCCCGAAACATGAAACCGCAAGACACCGTGGAGAAGGATTATTCTGTTCTCGCAGTTGCTTGGCAAAATGGAGGGAGAGCTTGCCAAGAAAGAGATTCGATTTGATTCCCTTGACCATAAACAAATCGACAACCATTGTGTTCCTTTCTCGCGGGAAATATTCGCTAATCGACTCGATCGATTGGGATTTAGTTAAGGCTTACAACTGGACTTATCTTTTGCATCGAGACGGAAGGCAGTACGCATTTCGCAGAGGGAGAGACCGCCACATTGTTTATCTGCATCGAGAGGTAACAGGCCGAGTGGCGGGGATGGTGACAGACCATCGAAATAGCAATGGGTTGGATAATCGTCGAAACAACCTTCGCACCTGTACAACTTCTCAAAATAACGCCAACCGCCGACCAATTGGAAAATTTAAGGGCGTAAAGCAGTCGAATTCGGGACGCTGGATAGCCGTCATCAAGAGAAACGGGGTTAACAAGCACATAGGTACATTTGATTCTGCCGCAGAAGCCGCGAAAGCATACGACGTTCACGCTTTGCGGATTTTCGGTGAATTTGCTTGGCTCAATTTTCCAGAAAACAGGGAGGCCAATGTCGCTTGAAAAAATTGAAGCAGATATTTGCGCTATCACAACGACGACGCCAATCGAGCGCGTCGCAGAAGTCTATAGCGCAATGTCATTCGTACGGGAAAGAGCTAAGGAATTGCAGGGAATCCTTGAGCAGCAACTTTTTGAATGGATTGAAGTAAACGGCCCAATTCACATCGGAGAAACAATCCTATTCGTCGGCACCGTCAGGAAGCCGCCCAAGTGTCAGAACCTGCCCGCGACGGTCGAGGCGATCTTGCAGGCATGCGGCGGCGACTTCGACCAATTCTGCCAGCACCTGAGCGCCAACGCCATTAAGCCCGGCGCGTGCAAGCAGACACTATCTGCGGAGAAGTACGCGGAGTTGTTCAAGGTGGAGGAGCGCGAGGAGTTGCAGTGCGAGGAGGCGGCGAAAGCCGAACGGAAATTGCAGAAAGCGGACCAGCGATTCATCAAACACTAATACCGCATCGACTGGTGCGGAGAAGGAATGGATATGACAACCGAACTGGCAAAACCCGATGACGCGACGGCAACTCTGCCGGTGGTCGCGCAACCCGCCGCTATTCAGCAGGCACCGCGGGACCTGTATCGCATCGCAACCGACGTGGCTGGCATCTGCCGCGAGATTGTGACCAAAACTGCCAAGATGATCCAGAGGCGCAAGTACGTCTGCATCGAAGGCTGGCAGGCCATCGCCACCGCGCACGGCTGCTGCCTGTCGATTGACCAGGTGAGCGAGGACGACGCCGGCAACGTCACGAGCATTGCATCGGTTCGGCGCATGGCTGACGGCGCTGTGCTGGCTCATGCCGAAGGCTTTGTCGGAATGGACGAGCCGCGATGGAAGGGCGGACCGCGATATGCCCGCCGCGCAATGAGCCAGACCAGGGCCATGAGCCGCGCAGCCCGTGCGGTGTTCGCTCATGTCGTGGTGCTCATCGACAGCGGACTGTCAACGACGCCAGCCGAGGAAGTGCCGGACGATGGATTCGAGCACCAGGCGGTTCCGGCTCGCAAGCAGGTCGATTCAAAAGTGCATGCCGTCCCCGGCGCGGGAATGACGGTCGAAGAATCGGCGCAGTATCACGAGCGTATCGACCGCGCCTTTCAGTCCCGAGGGTTCGACCCCGACGGCGCTGATGCGGCGCTCGCGGCAGTGTTCAAGAAACACAAGGTCGCCAACCTCAAGGGCGCAGGCAAAGAGTGGTGCGAAAAGCTCATCACGGCGATTGAATCGGGGCAGTTGGACAAGATGAAGCCGGTCGCGGCGGAAAGTGCGGCGTAACATGCCATCATTCAATAAAGTTATTTTCGTCGGTCATCTAACGCGCGATCCGCAGATGAAAACTCTGCCGAGCCAGACCAATCTTGCCGAGTGGGGAATGGCAGCCAATCGAAAATACAAAACCTCCAGCGGCGAGGCACGCGAAGAGGTTTGTTTCATCGACTGCACTGCTTTCGGGAAGGTCGCAGAGATCATCAATCAGTATTGCAAGAAAGGCGCGGCCATCCTCGTCGAAGGTCGTTTGAAGTATGACCAGTGGGAGGACAAGCAGACTGGCAACAAGCGATCAAAGCTGAGTGTCGTCGTGGACAACTTTCAGTTTGTCGGCTCGCGTCAGCAGGCGGACGGTGACGACTCCGCACCGGCGCAACAGGGACGAAAGCCAACGCAACGACCGCCGGCGGAGTCGCCGTTTGAAGGGGAACCAGTGTTCGACTCGGATTCAATTCCGTTCTGAGACAAAGGAGACTAGCCATGCCAGCGACAGCAACAGCCCCGGAAGCCCCAGCGAAGCCGCGAATGATGCGGCGCAAAAGCGACTACATCCTACAGATTAGCGAGAAGGGCATTTGGGGAGATTTCGTCGGCGGGACGGTGCCAGATTCGTTCAAAGACGACGCCTCCGCCCGCAAGTTCGTACGCGACGGACAGCACGTCGGGCGCTTCCGCGTGATCCGCGTCGTATCCGAGTTCACCAGCGCCATCGAAGAAAAGAAGGTCGTGCGGCTGACATAGCGCCCCCAGCTTCGGAACCCCCAACAGGGCACCGGAGCCTTCTGCCGAGCAGCGTTTGCCCGGCGTGTTCGGACGGTCGATTAACCCATGAGAAGAAAGGATCGGCCAGCGATCGACTGCGACCGTCCGATTTGTTTCTGCTTCAGTAATTCCAGCCGCCCGCTTGCCCGGTGGGCGGCTGGATTGCCCGAAAGGGCGAGCTGCTGAAGCCTGTGCAATCAGGCATCGTGGAGTCCGAGATCACCGTAAAGCCGCATCCTCGGAGCGGGAGAAATCCCGCCAGCAGCTTTTGAAAGTGTTTGGAAACTAGACCGAAAGGAAAGTGATGAACGCGATCATGCAGAGGCTCGAAACCGGCAAGGCTTCCGTGAAGGGTATGAAGATGCTCTATCCGGCAACCGAGTCGTCCCTTTTCCGCGTGATGGTGAAGGGCATCAGCTTCGGTGGCTCGGACTGCCGATGCAGCGACGGCCCGCAAATCGTCATCGCGCCCATTGACGGCGTGGGGGATCTGACCGTCCCTGTAGCGAAGCTGGTTGACGACACGAAAGAGTCTCGCGATCGCTATTTCCGTAAGCACGAAATGGATGCATGGAAGCGCAGCAATCACATTCGCTCCTTGGGCATCGTCGGCATCAGGCACAAAACCAATGCGGTGCTGGCGGAACTGAAGCCAAAGCAGCGGGAAGCGATTGCGACGACTGGATTCAAACTGACAGAGAACAACACCGCCGACGCGAAGCTCAACCAATACGAGCTAGAGCGACTGCTAAACGCTGCGTTAATGCAGAAGTTCGGCGTTGTTGATGCTGACGACGAGTGATTAACGCGGGATGGTCCCGCACGCCGGGCGGCTCCCGTTGTTTACAAGCCCGGCGTAATGCCTCTGGACGGTCGGCGTCACCCGCGAGCAAAGAGGCGCTGCGGGGACCAGCTTCGATGCTGGCTGAGGCGATGAAAGGACTAAACCTATGGACCCATTAGACGCAAAAGGCTTGCCCGTCAAGGTCGGAGACGTGGTGCTTATCCCGTGTCGCGTGAAATCGGCGGACACTGAACTTATCGAAGTTGAGTTGCCGGACACGGCGGACAACGGATCCGATCAATTCGGCTTGATGCGAGCGATTATCGAGCCGCATCAGGTCGTCCGCGCCAACCCGCTCGAAGTGGATGTTACCAGCGTGCTCGGAGCGCCGGCGTGATCCACTTGTTCAAGGTCTACTTCGACGCCGTTGCCGACGCCCAGCAGGTCTACGCCGAAGACCACAACAGCGCCGCCAAGTACGTCGCCCGTCGAAGGGTCCGCAAGGTGGAGGATGCCGTGGTGCGGTACGTGATGAGCGTGAGCAGGATGGATGCGAAAATTCCGCTGGCGCATCGGGGAAAGGAAATAACGTGAGCAAGACCGTCCGACAAATCGCCCGTTCAGCTGGACGTGACTACATCACGCCGGAAGACATTCACGACGCAATCGAGAGCGGCATCGAAAAGGAGAAGTTGCAGGACGAGGTTCTGCTGATACTTGGCGGTGTGGCAGGTTTCGGCGCTGAAGACGCGGAGTGCTGTGCCTTTGTGGCGACGAATGATTTTAAGAAGCTCCGGCGCAAACGAAGGAAGGTGCGGTGATGAGCGAAGCGTTCGACAAGTGGTGGAGCACGCAACCGGACGTGCTTACGCCGATCCGCACGGGTCACGGCGCACGCGCGTTGGCTCTTGCGGGGTGGAACGCCTGCGCCGAGGCGGCGGCGAAGATAATCGCAGGTCAGCTTGCTGAATCATTCAGCCATGCTGCAACCTTCAGGCTGGAGCAATGCGAGATGCAGATTCGCACCCTTGCCACGGAGCAGAAGTGATGGAAACAATAACCAGAATCCGCCCCGACCTTGAACCTTTGCCGATTCGCATGCGCGGTCTGGCGATTGATGATCGCGGGTATCCTGTCCCGTGGTTCGTCGCGTGGCATGACGGCAAACCAGAGTTCCGCGCCGCAGATGCCAGCAAACTCCGCCTCGCTATCCGCGACCGTCTTTGCTGGGTCTGCGGTCACTCCCTTGGCGTCCACATGACATTTGTCATTGGTCCGATGTGCGGCATCAATCGCACTTCGGCTGAGCCGCCGTCGCATTTGGAATGCGCCAGATGGTCCGCGCGCAACTGCCCGTTCTTGAGCAACGCGGCCCGGAAGCGTCGGGAAGATGAGGTGGTAAACATCGAGAACTTCCAGAGGGATTCGGCGGGACTGGCAATTGCTCGCAATCCTGGCGTAACGCTGCTTTGGACAACGAAGGGTTATCGTCCATTCGGCGATGGCGCGGGGAAGATTCTCATTCGCATCGGTGAACCCGAGTCAATTGAATTCTTTAAGGATGGCAGGCAGGCAACTCGCGCAGAGATTGACGAATCGGTGCGCACTGGACTTCCGATTCTCGCCGATGCGGCAAAGTCGGAAGGTGAAGATGCTGAGGCGGAGTTAGAACGATATATCGCGCGGTTCAATAGCCTTTTGCCAGCGGAGAAAAAGCCATGACTAACGACGAACTACTCAAGACCGCGCGTGCAATGGCTCTCGAAATCCGCGGCTGCCCGCACATCGACGATGCGGCGGTGGTGTTGGCGGGGATGCTCGCCGGCTTTGCCAAGTCGGAAGTTGACCTGCACAAGCGGCGGGTGCGCGAGGTGCTTGGTATTCCCGAAAGCGTGCCGTGCGCGGGAGATGAGTGATGAGCAAGACAGCAAAACGCAAATACTGTGGCTACGAAGGTTTCGAGTTCGGCGGAGGCTATCTCGATGCGCAATGTATCGACGGCTATCTCTGGGACTTGGATTCTTGCGAGGTACCGGGCGGGCCACTTTTTCACGGTGGAGAAATTCCGTGCCCAAAATGCGACCCTGATGGCTATCGGGAACATTTCGGCTGTACGAAGGCGGAAGTGAATCGACGTGTTAAGCGCGCTTTTGGCCCGACCCCGTGGATTCCATCGAACGGCCCGAGGCGGAAATCAAAGGTTCGGACCGTTCGCGGGAAATGAGTGATGGAAACGCAAAGGCAACATCCCGACCTGTTCACCGCGGATGAAGCATGAACGACCGCCTTATTCCAACCTCGTCCGTCGCCACGACCCTGGGCATCGGCACCCATGACGTGCTCCTGCTCATACGTCGCGGATCGTTGGAAGCGCGCCGGCAGGTGATTCGGGGCAAGGGAAAGCTCCCGCGCCTATATGTTCTGGAAAGCAGCCTCAAGACGTACTTGGAGTCTCTTCCGGATGCCCGGGAACCGTTCGCTGCGAAGGAATCACCCAAACGCCAGCGCCGCATTTCGTCGGCGCAGTTGCGGAAGGAATTGGACGCAGCGCCAAAATATGTGTGATTTGAACTTGATATACCAAGGCGGTATACTACAATGTTGAACGGCAGAGAGATTAAACGTCGCAGACTGGCGCTCAAGATGACGCAGAGAGATGCGGCCAAGCGGGCGAGAATGACCCAGCCGCAGGTTTGGTGGCGTCTGGAAAAAGGACTGCGAAAGAGCGTGTCGCTCGAAACCGCCGTTCGCGTGGCGAAGGTGCTCGGTTGCAAGGTTGACGATCTGCTGAGGCGCTAAATTCCGAGTTGGCTACGAACATGATTCACAACAGGCAAGAGCTTTTGGAGAACGTCGCCACGGAGGTATCCCTCCAAGATGGCGCGGTCCAGCTTCTGCCCCATAACAATCGCATCAAGGTTGGGATCGCCAGCATGTCCCCGGGCCAACGTGGCAAACACCGCTCGCAAGGTATACCAACCGCCCCGCCATCGCTTCAGGTGGCGCAGCCGTACCGCTTTGTTCTTCCAGTGAACCCGATCCGGCGCGTTGAGAAGACGGTAGAACCAATTCTTCAAGCTGTCTGTCCTTCGGTGCCGCTTCCGCTTTTCGTCCATGCCCAAATCTTCCACCAGCGGCCTGCCCCGGGAAGTCAGAAAGAACCGATCAGCCCATTTGGCGTCAGCCGGAATCGGCCGCGCCGCTCGGCTCCGCCGCATCGCTTCGACGGTGATGTCCCACAGGGGCACGACCCGGGGAACCATCGTCTTGCTGCGATCCGTCTGAATGCAGCATCGGCCCCAGTCGATATCAACGTCCTCAAGGTTGGAAAGGTCAGTTGCGCCCATGCCGCTGTTGAGCGTCAGCAGCACCTGGGCGTAGCGGTGAACATTGGTCGCCCGGGCCGCTTCAATAATTTCCCGAACCTGTTCCGGGGTCCAGTAGGCAGTGCCCCGGGCTTTTCGCTCGGACTTGCGAGCGATGCGCTTTTCACGTTCCCCGGGTGCGTCAAACGCATCGGCAAAGAATGCCGGCGGGATGAAGCGGCGCACAGTGCTGCACCAGTCGAAGAACGTGCGAATCTGCACGATGCTTTTTTCTCCTGCGATGATGCCGCGGGCGACCGCAGCGGCGCGCAGCGGACGAAAGAGCGTGTCCGGTGCGTACAGTTGGCAGAAGTCGGAAAGCCTGCGGTGCCTGCCGATGATGGTGTTACCGTCTTTGGACTTGGCGCTGACGAGGAATTCCATCTCCTGTCCATAGCGGGCTCGTTGCGAAGCGCCGATCGTTCCGTCGGCGTATCGCTGGTCAAGGCTGGCCAGAAACAGGTTGACCGCCTGTCCGATACTCAGGTTGTTTGGCGCAAGCTCTGGCTCGCCCTTCTGCCGTCGCAGTTCTTCGGCGGCATGGAGCTTGAGTGCTTCCCCTGGCGAAACACGGCCAAAGTAGGTCCGGTTGCGGTCCCCGGGGAACTTTCGCGCCCAGCCGCCGCGCTTGTGCCAGTGCAGGCCGCTCTCGCGCATGAAGACGATTTCGGCGGCGGTTGGTGTTACTGGCGTGGTACTCATGGGCGAAACATCGTACAAATCTGGCTTGGCGATACAAAAAAACAGGGTACGCGCCCGCCTTGCCCGGGACGGCTTTTTTTATGCGCGTTATCGCCAGCAATCCATAAGTTGCTGTTAAATGCTGCACTTACATCAGCAAACATCATCCCTGCGCTAATCCACTTCGGCGCCAGCGTAACCCAACGTACCCCATACCCGTGTTACCGCGCGGGTTACTCGCCAAAGGAGGGAAGATGAGCGACCGGAAACTGAACGGGCAAGAATTGGCCACTGCGCGTTGGGCCTACACCGCAACCTTCGGCGCGATTGATGCGCAATTGGTTGCCCACGTCCAAACAATCCGCGATGCGATCAAGCACGCGGAACCCGGCAAGCTGGTGACTTCGGAATTCCTTCGCGATGCTCTCGACACGCTCGCTTATGCCTGCGACACCTTCATCGGTTGGCATAAGCGCATCGAGTCGGCAATCTCCGTCAGAGTTGAAACCGATTCCAGCAGTGTGATCCTGGCCGTTCGCTACGCCGATGGATTCACTTCAAAATTTGAGTTGGCGCAAGGCCGCTGGCGTCGTCAACCCGGCAAGCTTTGCTCTGCCGCTGACGTGGCGCTCGAATCCGGTACGTGCATGGCGTACGTCACCGGACTGGAAGATGCAGCGGCGGCAATCTCAGAGTTCTACACCGACCTGTCGCGGAGAATCGAACCGGAGTTTGTAGATACGACCGGCGCAGCGCAGGCCATTGGCGTGCCCGTGGAGTTGGTGGAGAACTGGATAGCGGCCAAGATCATTCCGTACCACACATTCCCCGGCAGTACTTCGGCATGGTTCAGAATCAAAGACGTTAAAAGATGGGCTATCCAGTTCAGCGAAAAGCACGGCGGCTTGGACGTTGCCAGCCGAATCGAGGTCAATGTTCTGCCTCACGCCGATCTTGAGCCAGCGTACATCGCGGCTCCGCAAAGTATCAGGGACATTGACGGCCTGCGACGGATTTCTCTGCACAGTTCTTTCCTATCTGGCGTCTACTTTCTCTGCGACGGCAAAGAAGTGGTCTACGTCGGCCAATCAACGTGTGTCGGGGGACGCATCGGCACCCACTGCGGGGAGAAGTTCAAAAAGTTCGACAGCGCGTTCCTGTTTCCATGCCGCCCCGATCAATTGGAGGAACTCGAACGCAAGTTCATCGACCTGTTGATGCCGAGATACAACAACGACTCTCTGACCAAAGTCAAGCGAAAGAAAAGTGCCGCCGAGAACTGCGCGCCGGAAGGGGTGGCGTGATGACTTGGACCCTCTCCCACCGCGCCGGCAAGTCCGTCCTCCCGCTCGCTGACGCGCACTACAGCCGCCAGAAGCCCGGCACCCCGCAGTTCGTTCCGCCCGGTCGCTGCATCGTGCTCCGCGCGATCCGTCGTCGCAAGGTGCGGGCTTATTGGGTCACGTCCTGGCCATTTGCGGAATACACGAAACACGAATGGGCGGGTGCATGGGTGTGCAGCGCCTTCCGCAACGTTGGCGCGGGATTGAGCAGTCAACTCATCACCGAAGCCGTCGCCGCGACGCGCTACGAGTGGCCGGACGTTCCGAAGGTGTGGGCTGCGGAAATCTCCGCGCACGTTGGCATCGTCAGTTTCATCGACACCGAAAAGACGAAGGCGAAAGAAACCCCCGGTCGCTGCTATCTCAAAGCGGGCTGGGAGTACATCGGTAAGACGCAGGCTGGATTGATCGCGGTCGGACAGCGCCCGGAGCTGATGCCGGCGGCGCAACCGGCGAAAGGGATGCAGGCGGCGTTATTCGCCTCTCCCCTTCCCCTTGCCGCCGGCTCGGAAAGGGGGAGAACGTGAGCACCTGCAATTGCCCCCTCTGCCGCCACCACAGCGCCATGTTCTCCATCATCGCGCGACGTGACGTTGACGAGCTAATCTTCACCCTGCGCCAGGCGGAAGCATCCATGTTGATCGGAATTCGCGATGGCTACGTGATGCCGGACGTGATGGAAAGTGCGTGCAGAAAATCCCGGACGATGCTGAAAGAAAAGATCAGCACGGAAGGCGAACGGGCACTCAAAAAGCGCGGAGGTTCCCTTGTCTAATAGTAACCCCACCCCCGACCCCGTGGCTGAGTTGCGGGAAGCATTAGAACAATGGCGCAACGCGATAAGGTTGGGTCATAGCCGTCACATGGAATCTGTAACCAGTTTGATTGGCAACCTTTCAGAAATCTATTTGCCATCGCTGCTGGACGAACTCGACCAACTCCGCGCCATCATGGCTGACCCCGAAAAGCTGGCATGGGAACTGGCGAAACTCAGGCAGAAGATTGCCGCTGAGGCAGCGAAGGGGGAAACGCCATGCCGATAAAGATGCCCCGTGGCGCCTGGCTCTCCCAGCTCGAACAAGGCAATCGCCCCGCGCCGCTCGCCGGGCGCAGCGACCTTGAGCCAATTCGACTGACGCTCCCATACCCGCCGACGGCGAACCTCTACTGGCGGCACGCGCGCGGCAGGACATACCGCTCGAAAGAGGCGGCCATGTTCATTCAGCAAGCGGGTCTGATCGCGCGACAGGCGTGTGCCCCCCAGTTCACCGGCAATGTATCGCTCAGCGTGTGCCTATTCCGCCCAGCGAAGCGCGGGGATCTCGACAACAGCCTCAAGGTACTCATCGACGCGCTGCGAGGCATCACCTACGCGGACGACCGACAGATTACCGAGATTCATGCCTACCGCGATGAGGATAAGCACAACCCGCGCGCCGAGGTTGTGATTGCGGCCGCTTCGGAGAAGGTCGCGGAATGCGGGAGGGTATCACCATGAGAAAACGCAAACGCATCCTTCATTCTGACGGGTTGTTCCCGCCGTCCTTCGGCCCGATCCGTTCGCACTGCGGCAGGCTATTCGACAGCCTTGAGCACTTCGCGGTTATCACGAAGCGCGGCAACGTGAATTGCCGGAGTTGCTTGCGATGTACGAAGAAGAGCCGGGATTATTGGGCGCGGCAGATTAAAGGGAAGACGGCATGAACCCAAAGACAATCACATCACCACCCCAGCGCACCCCACCGCACGTCTTCGATGCGATGCAGCTTGTCGCCAAGCACTGCGCCTCGACCGGATACGTCGGCGTCTACATCGGCAACAACGGCGGCGCAGTCTTCTACCGCGACTGTCCGGTGAAGCGGACGCAAGACCTGCTGAGCCAACTGGCGGAACAGAGCGACGATAAACCCTGCCGCCACCCCGCCAATCTGCGCACCCCCGGCCCGCGCATCCCGGCATCGTACGGATCGTGGCCGACGGAGATTTGCTGGGGGTGCGCGAGCTATCGGATTTTGGCTCCGCCGCCGCCGTGTAAGTGGCAAAAGGGTCCGCCGCCAATGACGAGGGAGAATCGCGAATGACCACTTCCCCCTCCCAAACCACCACCGGAGCCGCCCACGCCAAGGCTACAACCATGACGCAAACACTTAACCCCCCTCTCAAGTGGCACGGCGGCAAGACTTACCTTGCCGATCGCCTGATTGCCCTGTTCCCGCCGCACATTCATTACGTTGAACCGTTCTTCGGCGGCGGCGCTGTCCTGCTGGCAAAGAACCCGGTCGGCGCTAGCGAAGTCGTCAACGACCTAAATGGCGACCTGATTAACTTCTGGCGCGTGCTCGCCGATCCGGTGCTGTTCCCGATGTTTCTGCGGACGGCGCAAGCAACTCCCTGTTCTGAAGAACTTTTTGTTGAAGCCCAGCGAGTAGGCAGGGGCGGCGAGGCCGTTTGCCGCGCAATCAACTTCTTAATTCTCTGCCGTCAATCGCGCGCCGCGACTTTCAAGGACTTCACCACGCTCGCCAAGACCCGCACGCGGCGCAACATGAACGAGTTGCCCTCCGCCTGGTGGAATGCAATAGACGGCTTACCAGAAGTACATGCCCGACTGTCCCGCGTCGTCATCTTGAACCGTCCCGCCGTCGAATGCCTGCGCACGCAGGATGGGAAGGACACGCTCTTTTACTGCGACCCTCCTTACATGCACGAGACGCGATCCACGCCGGACGTTTACCAGCACGAAATGAGTCGGCAGGACCACGAGGAATTCCTCGACGCTTGCTTGGCATGCAAGGGCTATGTGGTCATCAGCGGCTACGACTGCGATTTGTATCGCGAGCGGTTGGCTAAGTGGCAGCGGTACGCATTCGAGTTGCCGAACAACGCCGCTGGCGGGGATTCAAAGCGGCGCATGACTGAGGTGGTGTGGTGCAACTACGCGGCCGGGGGTGTGCGATGAGCGCCGTCTACGTCATCGAACACGGCAGCACCCCGCGACCGGCGCGCATCGCCAAGGCGTACATCACGCCGGACGGCAAGATCGGGTCCGCATATGTCGATGTCACCTTCACCGATGAGCGAGGCGGAAGCAGGAGATGCCTTGCATCCAGCGTTCACCCGACGAAAGCGGCGGCGGAACGCGCGGAAAGGGAGATGGAGCAAAAATGAAAGCTAAACCACTCAACAAGTTCCAACTGAATCTTCTCGGCAACTACGTCATGGAGCCGCGCACCGCTTCCGGTCCGGCGCTGGCAAGCTGCCGACATTTGGTGACGCGCGGCTACATGGTAAGTCGCGGCGGTAGTCCTGAAAAATTCCAGACGACGATGGTTGGCAGAGAGGCTTGCCTTGATGCTGAAATCGCGCCCGCAACAACCGAGCAGGCTCACGACATTCTGTATGAACACCCTAACAAATAAATTTTGCAGCGTAATTGTAGTGTGGCGCGGAAGTTATAGAAACGCGGGGGAAAATGACGCTTTTTATGCAGAAAGGATATTGCAGATGAGGCAGTTTATGGTATCCCACCATCAGCAAAAAACAGAAGGTCCGCCCGGTACGGCAAATACCGGAACGGACCCGTGTGACGCGAGCACTACCGCTAAGAAGACGCTCGCATCAATCCCCTTCTTAGCGGCACCACTTGCCGCCTGTCAACCATAAGTCTTCTTAGCCGCCGCCTACAACCGCCCTTGCCGGGGCAGGGCGGCCCTTTTTACGCACTCGCTTTTCCGCTTCGCGGCGGGGAGCGCGGTTGGGAAGTGCCATGAACAAAGCAAAACCATGTGCCCATTGCGGAGAGAAAGCGCAGGTTGTGGTTGCGCCGCTCCCGCAACAGTTCATGCAACGGCAGCACAGAGATAGGCCACCTCGCGACGGCGATTTCGTTGCCTGCGTCAAATGCAGCAAGTGCGGCATCAGGACCGAGAGCATTTGCGGGAACACGTCGGCGGAGGCGGAAGAGAAGGCGTTGGCCGTCTGGAACAAGAGGAAGGCATGAGAGCCGAAGCTGCACCAGCATCGCCACTGAAATCTCCATACCCGTACTTCGGCGGAAAGAGCCGGGTCGCGGAAGAAATCTGGCGGCGGTTCGGCGACGTTGACAACTTTGTTGACCCGTTCTGCGGATCGCTCGCTGTCCTGCTGGCGCGGCCGCATGAGCCGAAGATTGAAACCGTCAACGACGCCGACCGATTCATCTGCAACTTCTGGCGCGCGGTCCAAGCTGACCCGGACTCCGTTGCGGCTCATGCTGATTGGCCGGTGAATGAATGCGACCTCGAGTCCCGCCACTTCTGGCTCATCACCGATGGCGCGAAGAAGCTGGGGAAGTTGCTGGTTGAGCCAGAAGGCTACGACGCCAAGATTGCCGGATGGTGGGTATGGGGCGCGTGTGCTTGGATCGGTTCGGGGTGGTGTTCAGGAGAAGGACCATGGCGCGTCACCGAAAACGGCTGGGAACTGCGCAACGCGGGACAGGGCATCAATCGCCAACTCCCGCACCTGGGCGACGCGGGGAAGGGTGTCAATAGGAAACTCCCGCACCTGGGCGACGCGGGGAAGGGTGTTGCCGCCTACCTTCACGATCTATCCGACCGGCTCCGTCGTGTTCGCGTGGCCTGCGGTGATTGGACGCGCGTACTGACGCCAAGCATCACCTTCCGCCACGGCATGACCGGCGTGTTGCTCGATCCGCCCTACGGTGAGGGAGAGCTTGATTACGCCGTCGGCGGAAACCGCTGCACCGGAATTGCGTCCGCCGTGCGCGAATGGGCAATCAGCAACGGCGCAAACCCGCTGATGCGAATTGCACTTTGCGGGTACGAAGGCCAGCACGTCATGCCAGACGATTGGGCGGTCCATGAGTGGAAAACCGCCGGGGGATATTCGGTTACTGCCGACGATGAAACACAGGCGCAGTTGAACCGGAGCAGGGAGCGCGTTTGGTTCAGTTCGCATTGTCTCAAGGGCGAATCAGATTCACCACTGTTTGATTTTATCGCAACCGGAGCAACCGCATGACCGTCGCCGGACAAGCGACCCGGACGGCGGGGCAATCAGCGTTGAGAAGTACGAACCGAAAACGACGTGGAGCGGGCCGATTGGAGACTCGGACGGTGGGATGGATGTGAACGCGGTGGTGTTGTGGACGACGAATTGAGGATGCAAATGACTTCAGCCAAACCATCCCCGCAGTGGCTGGATTACCCGCACGACGAATGCCCCATGTGCGGCTTCCCGGTGCAAATCCTGACGGCGTGCTCGCAGCAGGACACCGGGGATATCGGCGAAGGGCAAATGCCGCCGTACGCCTACTGCGGCGATACGTGGAAGTGCGAGGAAGGGCACGAAGGGACGATCTACTGCGATTCGGAAACGCTGATTCAGTTGGAGGGCGGAGCATGACGGCGACAAAACCACCCGCCCTTGCGAAATGTCCGAGGTGCCGGGGAAGCGGCTGGGTGAATGTGTGCCGCGCGTGGGTGTCGTGCTACCAGTGCGGCGGCGCGGGACGGGTGGCGCGGAAGGCCAAGGTGAGGCGATGAACTGTTCATCGCACACGTCGGATAGCGCCGTTCGCAGGTTTGATCCGACGATGGAGCTAGGCTGGCGACCGGCGCGAGCGCCATAGCAGTAGGCCAAAACTCCGGTGCGGTGAACATTTTTGAGGAAGGCGCGGCGTGAGTTGGGGATGGCGCGGCGGGGGAAGGAAGTCTACGGGACGGAGCGCGGGTTATGGGCAAGGAAGACAACATCATCATCGACGTTGATATCCGGTCGATGATACCGCCGCTCACCGATGACGAGCGAGCAACACTGGAAGAAAATATTAAGGCCGACAAGGAAATCCTGTCGCCATTGATTGTTTGGAAGGAAAAGCGAATCCTTCTGGACGGCCACAACCGGAAGGAAATCGGGGACCGCCTGGGGATCGGATATCGGGTCAAGGAAATCAGTTTCACAGAACGGAATGATGCCGAAATATGGGTGAAGAAAACCCAACTTGGGCGGCGCAATCTGTCGCCGGATCAGGCCAGTATTATCAGGGGTTCAATTTACAACCAGACAAGTAAAGGGCATGGCGGGGCAAGAGACAAAAGTTCAAGTGGACAAAATGTCCACTTGAAAACTTCGCAGAAACTTGCCGAAGAATTTGGCGTGACAGAAAGGACGATTCGCAGGGACGGTGAATTTGCCGAAGCGGTCGAAAAGGTAAAAAAGATTGACAAGGAAATTGGGGATAAAGCCATCGCTGGTAAGGCGCCGCCGAAGAATCGGGTTATCAAAGCCGCCAAGGTAGTTGACACCAATCCAAAAAAGGCGAAGGAAATTCTTGATGGCAAAGACGACGAGAAAGCGGCACCGCCGCCAGTGGACATGCTGGACCAGCCACTTCCCGATCGCGCCAACATCCGCGAAGCGTTCGCTTCCAGCGATGTTTTCAAGCAAGCGATGAATGACCTGCGCCGGGTCAAATCAGTCATCAAGAATCTCGGCGCTCCCGCCAGCTACATCCGGCTACAGCAGTTCGAGGCCGACGTACATAACGCATACGAAGCGGTGCGATTCGGCAAGCCGCACGCGGTCTGCCCGTACTGCAAGGGCAAGGCGACGAAGCGCGAAGAATGCAATGCCTGCAAGGGGCTGGGCTGGGTCTGCGAATCCATCTACACCAGCGCGCCGCGTGAGATGCGCACGAGCAAGGGGGCGGCATGAAACTACGACCTTACCAGCAGTCCGCCTATGACGCCGTGCATCGTGAGTTTGCTGGCGGGCGCATATCAACAATCGTGACCTTGCCGACGGGCACCGGCAAGACGGTAGTGTTTGCCCACGTCGCCAAAGAGTTTTCATCGCGTGGCCGCGTGCTGGTACTGGCGCATCGCGAGGAACTGATTTACCAAGCCGCCGACAAGATCAAGGCCGTCACCGGCGAGGGCGTCGATATCGAAATGGCCTCGCAGTGGGCAACACTTCCGGAGCATTCGCCCTGGGCGGCAAACTTCATCATCTCGTCAGTGCAGACGCAAAACGCATCGTTGGACGATGGCAAGCGCATGCACCGATTCAATCCCAACGACTTCGCGCTGCTGGTCATCGACGAAGCTCATCATTCGGTTGCCGCAAGTTACCGGCGAGTGGTTGACCACTTCCGCACCAATCCCGATCTTCGCGTTTTGGGTGTGACGGCGACTGGCGATCGTGGCGACGGGGAAGGACTTGGCAGCGTCTTTGATACTGTTGCCTTCAATTACGACCTGCATTCCGCGATCCGCGATGGCTGGCTTGTTCCAGTTCGACAGTTTTCGGTCGCTGTGGCTGGCTTGGATTTCAGCAAGTGCCGCACCGTTGGTAATGACTTGAATCAGGCGGACCTTGCCGCCGTCATGGAGTTTGAATCGTCGCTGCATCCTGTCGCCCATGCGACCATCGAACGCGCCGCCAATCTTGAACCGGGATCTCTTGCGGCGTTGAAGGACGATGATAAACGGCAGGAAAAACTCGCCGCGATGATGGCCGGGCGCAAGATGCGCAAGACGCTGGTGTTCACCGTGTCGGTGGCGCAGGCTGAGCGGCTGGCGGAAATCTTCAATCGTTGGGTGGACGGGTGCGCGCGGTTCGTCTGCGGCGAAACCGCCAAGCAGACTCGCCGGGACATGCTCGCGGACTACGCAAAAAACAGATTTTCCATTCTTGTTAATGTTGGCGTGGCTACCGAAGGCTTCGATGATCCTGGCATCGAGCTTGTCGTTATGGCTCGTCCGACCAAGAGCCGCGCTTTGTATGCGCAGATGGCCGGACGTGGTACGCGACCGCAAGATTCCATTGCGCATCGGCTTGGGGATATCGCCGAAGCATCCGGTCGTCGCTCGCTCATCGCATCAAGCCAAAAACCCAGTTGCATCGCTGAGGGACAAAGAGTCTTAACTAACGTCGGATTGGTTCCTATCGAATTCGTGACAGACAAGATGCTTGTATGGGATGGGATTGAATTTGTATCTTGTGGTGGTAGTATATTTCGTGGCAAACAAGGGGTAATTGATTACGCGGGATTGACCGCAACTCCCGACCACGAGGTATACGTCTATGACCAGACCGGTAAATCGTCCCCACTTAAAATGCGGAAGACGTTTGGGGAGTGTGCCGCCCAACAAATTCCCATCTGTGTTACCGGAGTGGGAGGGCAGGCGGTGCGGGAAGCTGATCGTTGTGAACGGAAACATTGTACGGAAATCGACCCGCGCATTTCTGCTGACAAGATGCACGTTCTGCGGGAAAGAGGAACTGAAAGAGATACAAAGCTTGAAAAAAAATACTGCGGGGTGTCGCAAATGCGGCAGTCCACAGAACGCTCCGCCGTGGCTAATCCGGCGATGCAATCTGGCGAAGAATCGATGCGTGAATCCAAACTCGGATGTTTTTGCGCATTACGGGGGCAGAGGCATTCAATTTCGCTTCGCCTCCCCGCTCGAAATGGCAATTTGGATTCAAGTAAATCTCGGCCTGCGCCGCAATATGCAAATCGATCGGATCGACAACAACAGGCACTACGAGCCTGGGAACCTGCGATGGGCCACAAGGACCATCCAGTGCAACAACCAACGCGGGAAGCGCATCACTCCAATGATTCACAGATTCAGACTGATGTTTCCCTTTGCTGGATTCTCGGACGATCACTTGAGGAGACTTCTCGGTCGCGGAATATCTTTCGAGCAGATTATTCGGAATCACCGTCCGCGAGGCCCATACAAAGGAAAGCTCGCGTATTCGACATCATTAACGCCGGACCCCGCCATCGCTTCACTGTCGAGGGTCTCTTAGTTTCGAATTGTGAGATTTTGGATTTCGTCGGCAACGCCGGGCGGCACAAGCTCATTTCGACCGCCGATATTCTTGGCGATGAACGCTACGACGATCAGGTTATCGAGCGGGCCAAGCTGCTGGCGCAGCAGGAAGCCGTCGATGTAGAAGCGGCGTTACAGCAGGCGGAACTTGAGATTGACGAAGAGCGCCAAGTCAAAGCGATGCGCGAGCAGGAAGAATACGAGCAACTGCTTGCCGAGGAAGCGAAGAAGCGAAACGCCGAAGCCGCACGGCGCGCCGCGTTGGTCGCTACCACCAGCTACGACATGACAGAAATTAACGCGATGGACCCGCACGATATCGGGCCGGCGCGGAAGTTCGCCGCCACGTCGGGCGGGTCGAGTGATAAGCAGGTTGAGTTGCTGGTGAAACTGGGCGTGAAGCGTGAAGCCGCCGGCGCATTCAGCAAGCGCCAAGCATCGGCAGTAATCGAAAAGCTTAAGTCTGAACGCTGTACGACGGGGCAGGCCAAGTATCTCCGTTACCTGGGGTATTCAGCCGAAACCATTTCATTGATGAACTTCGATGCCGCCAGCCGCGCCATCGAAAGCGCCAAGGAAGTTGCAGGTGCAGCATGACCATTACTCCCCCGGCTGCGAAGTGGTGCGAAATCAAAGGCGAGTGCCCGGCCTGCGGACACAAGGGCGGATGGTGTACCGCATCGGCGGATGGCCTAATCATCAAGTGCATGAGAGCGATATCAGATCGCCCGATCAAGCAGAAAGACGGCTCGATAGCCTACCTGCATTCATCGGCGAAAACCGGCAAGGCCGACAAGCTGAAAGCCAAGGCGCAACGGGCGCGCCTGACCAAATCGGAAATCGCATCCATCCTTAAATCGCACAAGACGGCGGTAAACCCGCAACGGCTAACGAAGTTTGCGACTTCGCTGGGCGTGTCGGTCAAGGCACTGAAAGCGTACGGAGTGGGCTGGGACACCGAACGCGGGGCGTGGTCATTCCCGATGTACGATGGCAAACGAAATATCATCGGCATTCATCTGCGCGACGGTGCCGGCAAGAAATGGTGCGTGCCCGGTTCGCAGCTTGGTTTGTTCATCCCCGGCGATTACGACCCCAAGCCAATTCCCGCCGAAGTGAGCGACGATCCGATGCCCTGGCTCCTGATGCTCCCTGAGGGTCTGACCGACGCCATGACGGCCTACGACTTCGGCCTGATGGCCGTCGGGCGCCCGAGCAACAAGGCGGGATCTGGGTACGCCAAGGAACTGTTGCACGAGCTTCCCAAGCAAATCGTAATCGTGGTCGCCGACAACGACCGCACGAAGTACATGCCCAACGGGACGCCATACTGGCCGGGCATCGAGGGCGCAGTGGAACTGGCCGAGGCGATCTTGCCGGAAGCCGGGAAAGCCAAATTCATGTTGACGCCGAAGCCCGACAAGGATTTGCGCGAGTGGAAAAACAAGGGCGGCGACATGGCACGGCTCTTGGCGGAGTTGATGGCCGCGCCGCTTATCAACTGGGCATGGATTGCCAGAGCGCGAAAGCGTCTGGCGGAAAGAGTGAAAACCGAAAGGAGATTGCCAACCGTCTGACAATCTCCCAATCAGCGGCGCGCCACGTTCTCGCCACGAATGCGCCGCGATCAAACAGTGCTGAGGCACGAGGGCAGCAACCCGCCTGTACGCGAAGTGGTTGAAGCGGGCGTACTGCGGATGCCGTGAAGGTGACGACGATCCAGACGGCTACACGAACCGCAGCGCAGTTGACGGGTGAAACCGGGAGTAACTGCGAAACCAATAAATCACCTCCCGGCGGCATATGTATTGTCGCATCGACTTCGCTTTCAGCGGGGTCGGTGCGTCAAGCGAGCGGTTCTCGCGAGTTTGTAAGAGTCTGGATCAGCGCGAAGGAAGTGTTGGGTGTGGCGTACTTGTAGATGTGAGAGTCTTTCCCCTTCGATGCTTTAGGGGAAGAAAGGATAAGTGACCTGTGACTGAAAGTGAGAGATGTACATCGCGCCTCCTCATGCAAGCCGTGCTGCTCCCCGACGGCACCTGGCTCTACGGCGCGGCCGCGATGGCGTGGCGGACACAATTTAAGGATGTAACAGATGACTGAGCTTGAACGAGCCGAACGCCGTCTTTTATCGCAGGCCAAATGCCTGCCGGACGGTACGTGGATTTACGGAGAGGCGGCGATTGAGTACCGCATCGCCAGCGGATCAAAACTCGTGAACCTGTGCCTTCCGTCGAAGCTGGTCGAGGGGAAGCCGAAGGACGAACGATTTAAGGATGTGACATGAACCAAAACACGATGACAGGTTTAGCCCCGCTCGACCACGGCAATGAAGTGGGCATCGGCCTTCCTTCGACCGTTGGTGACTCGGCGGCAAGCTCTAAAGACAAAGCCGAAACGGCAATGCACACTCGGGCGATAATGCGGGTCGGCGATCCCCGCGATTAGGCTCTAAAAGGCATTGCTAAGGTCACGCCAGGCCACGTCGTGAGACGCGCTGATAGAAGTCGGATGCCTGTCATCGTGGATATTTTATGACCCCCTCGCAACTAGCCCTCGCCGAACTCGAACGCATCGTCGGCTGCCGAAGGACGGAGCCGGGGAGCAAGTGCGCCTGCGGGCATCAGTTTATCGACAGGCACGCCGCCAAACCACGACACCAAGTTGAAAATTATGTTCTGTCGGATGAACCAGATCGCAGGGCAAGACTCGGGTTTTGCAGGAAGTGCGGCCATTCGTTTGTGTGTTATGAGCCTTACAACAAGGTGCGAAATCTGACGACCGCAGAGGCAATTCGCCTGCGCGAGCGCGGCTGGTCGCAGCTTCGCGGATACATCGACCCCATTGTGGAAAGGATGATCGGCTAATGAAGCAATACGCACAACGCGACGTTGAAGCCCTGGAGGCAGCATGAAAAAGAACGCAAAGATAAACGCGGAAATATTTCGAGCCATGACTTCAGTGGATGGATGGCGTCGCGCCCAAATGGCAAACGGGAATCACGGCTTTCAATATGTCGTGGTTAATAGTGTCAGGGGCACTGTGTTTCGGCTTCCCCGCGCAAATGGGTGGCACTGGGCCAGCGACGATGGGCGCAATACAGCGATCGCTGGGGAACCGGCAATGTCCCTATCGGCAGCAAAGAAGGCGTGCAGAAATCATTATGAAATGAGGACACGATGAAAATCTACGCCCAGCGCGATATCGAAAGCGACCGACTGTCCGGTCACTACATGCGCCACCTCGACCACATGACCACCGAGAACCTGTTCGGGAAGTCGGAGATTGCCGCAGAATTGGCGTGGCGGGATGCGCAGATTGCCGATCTGCGCGTGAGCGTCGATGCGCTCTCCAAGTTCAAAGCCTACGTGCATCAGCGGCTGGACGAAGCAGGAATTCCCGCAGACCCGGATTCGCCGCACAAGGCCGAAGGGTGCCGAATCGGCGGCAGGCTGGATATCGCGCTGGCAAAACGCAAAGACGCCGCAGATTTTTCGGTCAATACCGTGATGCCAAAGTGACCCCAGAAATCGCCCGCATCCTCCGAACGCTCAGCCCTCCCGAACGGGCGATGTACCTAGCGCAAGGCGGCACCCTTCCGCCTCTCGCGCCGGTGCCGCTGTGGGAGTGGAGAGCGACCGACAAGTTTCAACTGACGCGGCTTGATGCGAAGAAGATTCGGAAAAGGAAAGAGGCGGCGTGAGCGACGAAATCGACACAACCGATCAGGACCGCGAAGCTAATTACTTCGCGATGTGCCTGCTGATGCCTGAGAACTTCTTGCGCGCCGACGTGGCAGAATACCGTGGCGCAAAGATCGGGTTCGAGGACATGGTGCGCACGCTGGCGCAGAAGTATCAGGTTGAGCCAGAGCGGATGACACTGCGGCTGGCGCAGTTGGGATTGATAGCATGACCGAACGCCTGCCCAGACAGACCATCGAAATCCGCAACCGAGTGGCGGACATTGCCATCGCCGCGATGCGCGAAGCTGGGATTGACCCGGCGAAGGCAGTGCGGAGCGGGAACGCGACGCTGATGCAACTGACGCTGGAATGGCGCGATGGGTTGATGTCGCGCGAGCAGTTCGTTCATGCGTGCCGGAATCTGGTGATCTTGAATCCGGGGCTGGCAGCGGAAAAAGGAACACGATGACCGACCTCACCCCCGCCCAAATCGAAGCCATGCCAGCCGGGCGCGAGCTTGACGCCCGCGTGCTCGTCCACGTCTGCGGCTGGCGCTGGTGGCTGTACAAGCAGGCTAAGGCGTGCTCGCTGGTTCCACCGAATCATCCGTCCGTAGAAGACGGCACACACGGACCGTTTGCCGGATGGCCTGACGAGTCCGAAAGGTTTAAGGACTGGACATTCAGTGGGTGGGTGGAAGCGCCGAAGGTGTCGAGCGACATAGCCGCGGCGTTCGGCGTTGTGGAGGCGATGATGAAGAGGGGGTACTCCGTGTTCATCCAGTTCGACAAGTTGGAGCCGAACTTCTGGGCCTGCGATTTTGGCGGGGAAGTTTTAGACGGGGAAACATTACCACTGGCGATATGTCGCGCCGCACTAATCTATATCGCGAAGGAGTCACCATGCCGGACCTGACCGATGCGGAACTGGAGGAACTGGAAATGCGGCTACAGTGCAAGAGCGACCCCTACTCTTTTCAGGCGTGCTTGCTCATCGTCGAAGTCCGCCACCTGCGCGCGGAGAATGCGGAGCTGCGGAAGCGTGTCGAGTGGCGGGAGTCGTTCAAGATGAAGGAGAACCCGTGATAAGCGTCACGCCGCTTGGCATCAAGTATCGTGGCTTCGCGCTGGGCTACGCCGTCGGACGCTACGGCTACATTGCCGCGTGGCGATCATCGTTCGATACGGCGTGGCGGTGCGGGCATATGTACGTGGATCGCGTAGAGGACATTCCGGGGCTCAGGGGGAAGCCAATGCGTTCCAATCGGGATTGTGGCGGCACTGGTACACCACCAGCGACGTTCCCTCAATGCGCCTCATCGGCAGGAACCGGGCCATATCATCCAGAACGCCCGTGACGCTGCGGAAGCATCCCCCGTAATCGTGCCACAGACAAATGCCGCCCGGAAGAATTAAGGAAAGCATTCGGTAGGTGTCGCTCCTGACGCAATCGGCGGCGTGGCAGCCGTCAACGAAAATGAAGTCGAATCTCAGGGTGCCGAAGTCGTAGGACGCGGAATCGCCGGCCAGCGCAGTGATCTTCATGGCCGCATCCTGGTACTTCAGCCATCGGGGCGGCTTCTCCGCATGGATGTAATTCAGGTCTGCGGGGTGCGATGTAAATACGGGCGTCTGCCCAGCGGGAAGGTCCAGCGTCCATACGCGACCATGCGGCGCGCAATGGATGGCGAGATTAACGGTGGTGCGTCCGTCAAATGTGCCGATTTCCAACAAAGACTCTCTGCCCTGTGCCAGCTTGGAGAGAATCCTCAATTCAGATTCCGATACGTTCCCATCGCGTGCGACAGGTTCGACGATCTGAACGCCTGCGGGGTCTATTGAAATTTCATCCATGCGGGGCACTCGCAATACGGGCAATTACGTCGGCTGGCTTAACCGCTTCCATGCAGGACGCGAATCCACGTTCCAACGGCAGCACGCACAGACTCCTGTCATGGTGCGGCCACTGATCGTCGGGGATGGCCAGCGGCTTCACGCGATACTTGACGCATCCGGTACAGGCAAAGCCGTTGTCGCCCAGGTAATCTTCCCCTTCATAGCACACCGCCGCCTTGAGCATCCTGTCGCCGGCAATACAGACCATGCGCTTCCCGAATCCAGCGGCAATGTGAATGGCGGAAGACTCACCGCCAAGCACGCCGATGCAGTTGGGGTGTCCGATGAGCCGGATAAGATCGCGGATGCTGGTCTTCCCGGTCAGGTCGGCGGCGATGCCCGATAGCGGCGGCTGTACGTCCCATTTGCAGGTCTGACCTACGCGGACAAATTGCACGTCGGGTAGGGCACTGATGACGGCCTGCCAGTTCTCCGCCGGCCAGCTTTTCGCGGTGATATCGACGCGATGCCCGCAACTCAGCACCCAATACCGACCGGCGACCGGCGGGGAAATCGTCTCGTCCTGCCCGAGCACCAGGTGCGGCTTCTGCGGTCCCGGCGGGATCTTCCGCCCCAGGATGGCCGACAGCTTATCGCGCAGGAAGTCAATCAGGTGTATCTCTCCGTGGTGCGGCCCGTTCAGCCGCGACCGTATCTCTGGCAATCGCTCCCCCGCCGCCTTGGTTCCCACGTAGACCCCCGGCAGATTGCGGAATACGTCACCATAGGGCGTCGAAAGGAAAAACTCGTACTCAGAGGGGTATGCCGCCGCAGCGTCCCTCAGCGAAGCCGTAAGGCACACTGCATCGCCAAGCCCCCAATCGGCATTGAGGTACACGCCGACAGGCCCGGTTTGCTCCACGTCTTCGGCGATTTCTTCCGGGTCAAACAGATGCAGGCATCCATGAACCCGCGCCGAATGGGCCGGCGTCAGTTGCGGCTTGTCCAGTTCCGCGTTCTTGGCGTTGTGGATTCGGCAGAGCGAATCGTGATAGGTCCGCCGCGAAGTCAGGTCGATGGGGAATTGCTCGAGCGCCCATGCCCACCAGGCCCGCGCAGCGCCCACCTTGGCCGCTTGCATCACTGTGGCGGGCGTCACCTTGCAGCCGCATTTCTTGGGGATGTTCAGTGGCAGGAACGCCAGCCATCGCCGCTCGGCTTCGCGGTCGAAGTCTTCGGGGAGCGTGCCGGGGCGGCGGTGAAGGGTGCGCCAGGCGGCGCGGAAGAGGCGGTCGGTATCGGATTCGCCGGGAAGGGATAGTTCGGCGGGCGGGGTGGTGTGCTGGGGGAGGGGATGGGTGTGCAGGCCGTGGGGGCAGCCGAGGCGGGATTGGGTGACGATATTGTTTTCGGCGGGCGTGGCGAGGCAAACTATCTTCGATTCGGCGGGGCGGAATTGATGCAGATAGCAGTGGTGGCAAATCTCAATCGGCTTGGCAAGCATCAGCATCCCCCCGGCGTGATCGTGACTGTGGCGGCAGTCGCCAAAACCGAACCGTCGGTCGGAGCAAATGTCAACGCAGGAAGACTGAGAGTGCAAGTACTCGTGCAATCCGATGCAACAAACATCGAATAATCGACGCTGGACCAATCGGACCAAAACTGTCCGAAGCCAGTTGCTCCAATACAAGCGCTGCAACCGGGATAAAAGTTGATCCGCCAGCCTCCGACAACTCGCCTAAGTACTAAATTGAAACGGTTGTTTCCGGTCGGGGCTCCGCCGACCCCACCAAGTCCACATCCCGTCAAATAGAAAGGAACTGCGTCACAAAATGCGTAGCAGCATGGCGCTCCGTCACATCCGGCCACGCCCATGATGGTGCCAAGCGCGTTGACACATAGCGATACACCATCCATCGAGCCGGCGTAGGCGAACGTGTTGCTCGAATCGCATCCACCCGTTGCGTCGCCCCCAGCGAACGTCAAAAGAAACCCGAAGGGCAACGCGCAGCCATCGGGGCAACCGCCGCTCCCGCTCCCGCACGGGCACGCCCCGCAGTTCGCCGTGTCGCCGACGATCGCACCGCCAGCATTGACGTACTCCCCGCCAGCGCCCGCAAAGCCGCCTTGGGCCATGAGGGTGCCGAGGCTGGCGCGAAGTCGCTTGGCCTTGTCCAGCGCCGCGTTGCCGGCCTGACGGAGCTTGCTGGCGGCATACTCGGCGGCAGTGAGGATGCGCGGACGGCGCGGGATGTAGATGGAGGGGAAGGCGGTCACGGGCAGAGAATCAGGGCGCGGCGCTCGTTGCAGGAGATGATGGAATATGATCCGTCTGGATTGCGCCGCAATTCCCCGCACGTCGCCGGGCCAGTCAAGACACCTTGCTCTCGGTTCGTGGATGGGTTGAAGCTATTCACGGGACTAAGCCCGGTGGCGATGACCACAAGGGAGTCGGGCGTCTTGGCGGTATAGGTGTAGGTGGCTACGCCCGTCGGCGTGGCAGCGTTGGCACCGCCGTCTGTGACGAGGACCACGAAGAATGGGCGCGGCGGGCTTGCCTCGAATTGCCAGTGGATTTGCTGCGGCTGGCCGAGGTCGAGTTTTCCTTTCACCCAAACGAGGCGATCGGTGGCGAGTTGGTGCGAGCTGTCAAGAAACTCGAAAAGGTTTGTCGCGGTGATGATCGGCTTGGGATTTCCGCTGTTGTCAACGTACGGTTCGGAGTCGTCTACCTCGACTTGCAGCGTGTCGGTGGGGTCGGCGTCGGAGATGGCTTGCAGCTCTATCCAATAGCGCTCGTCGTCGTAGTCGGCTTCATTGTTTGGGCCAGCGGCGACGATCTTGCCGAGCTTCCAATCGGCGGTGATGGTCTTGCGGTGGTGGCGCAGGTCATAGCCGCTGGCGTTGGCGATCTCGCGCAGGGCATCGACGCTCTCCTGCAAGTGCGAACCCTTCGGCAAAACATTTTTGCCGGTAGGCCAATCGGTTAGGGATTTAAGAGAGACTTCGGCCATTAGGGAAGGAATGGATTCTTGCTGATGCCGAACAACCCGCCGGGTCCAAAGGTGACCGCAGGGTAATCCCCGACAACCGTTATGCCAGGAAATTGCTGGATGCCATAGACGTAAGAGGCTTGCATGGCGGCGGTCATGTCCTGCGTATTCACAGCAATAATCTCCCCGTTGATTTCGCTGGTGCGAACCGTGAAGGTGTGCCAGTTGCGGGTATTGCGGGTCAAAAATTCCGCTTCAACGACGATGTTGCCGGTGCCGAGTTGATACACATCACGGAAGCTGTCGAATCTCCAGTATCCGCGCTGAAGCCCAAACCAGGTGCTGTCGCCGTTAACGGTGCCAACCTGCACTTCGATGGATGCAAGATTCTGCGGCACTACTGCGGCGCGAATGATCATGCGGCGCAGTGGCAGGCCAAACGAGCGAGAGCCAGGGACAGGCGAGCCGGCCAGCGTTTTCGTACCGCCTTTGTTTCGCGGCGGGTTGATAAGGATTTGCTGGCCGCTTCCGTAGTGACGATCGCCAGTCTCAAAGGACAAATTTGTATCGCGCTCTATCGAGATGATGCCGACGCCGCCTTGAAACTGCGGGATGACCGTCCAGTAGTCCACATAGACGTAACACGCATCATCACTCTGCGGGATGGGCTGGGTACGAATGCCGCGCACGACGCAGCCAAATGACGCGGGCACCGAATCGGGGTGGGCATCGCCAACTTTCGGGATTCCGGCGGTGCGCTGGGCGCGGGATTGCAGCGTATTGGCCGGCCCGTCTGCCGAAAGGCCGGTAACGCTGAACACGCGCGTAGCCTGATAAACGACGTTGCCGATTTCAACGTGCTGCTCGATGTAAGCGGCGGGATGAACGATGTCCGCTACGGCTGTGGCCATTTTAGTTTTTGGGTGAAGGGAGCGCGGCTATGCGGAAACGACGGGGCCAAGCCCTCGCCAGAGATCGTAAAGCTGCTGCTGAACTTGAAGACTTTGCGCCAGAACCTGCTGAATTTGCTGTACGTTTTGCCCGACGTTTGCGCCAGCGCCGCCGGAATTTGAAATACTCGCGTTGTCGCCAGGATTGCGATCCTCGCGGCTTACATCTTTGAACGCCGCCGCAATCCTTTTTTGGATGCTGCCGATATCCAAAGTTCCGATGCCCGTCGCCGATTGTGCGAAGGGGTCAATCTCGGTGCCGCGTTGAGATTCGGTCAGGCGCGAGCGAAATGCCGCAAGCTGGGCGCGTCCGCGTTGCGCATTGGCATGCAATAGATCATCCGGTGCGCCTTCAATCACCAGCAGTCGGCGCTCGGCTTCGGTGCCTGAAGTAATGTCCTGAATCTCTTCCAAGACGCGCCGCGTCGGCAAGGTCTGGCCCTGCGATTGTGGCGTCAGGCCCGCTTCGATATTGAATCGTTCAGTTTGTGAGCGCAGGGAGAAAAGCTGCATCTGCTGGCGGTCGTTGTATTCCTGCGCCGCCAGTTGCTTGCGCTGTTCTCCCTCCTCAAAAATCCGCTGCACAAATTCGGGACGGTGCTCCTCGTTGATGGCTGCTTGGGTCTGCGACTGGATCGCGGCAATCTGCGCCTGCAACGGACGGCGGGCAATGGCAAAGCCAAGCGATTCGCTTTCGCCGGCCATGCTGATGCGCTGGGATTGCTCGGATTGCCGCGCAAGCTGGCCCTGTGTGTTGTAGTTCGATGCGAGGTTTTCGAGGGCGGTATCGCGTGCGCGACTGCCCTCTGGTGTAGTCAGATCGTACCGCTGGGCTTCGGTGGCTCGGAAGGATTGGTAAGCGCCGAAAGCTTCGGCGGATAATGCGCCTTGCACGTCGCCACGCAATCGGGCGGCATTGGCGATGGTCTGGCCCCGGCTGGTGTAGGCTTGGGCGCGATATTGGGCGGATTCGTCGCGTTGCTGTCCGCGCAGGCGCGCCTGATACAAGTCATCGTTTCGCTTTAGCGCTTCCGCTCTTTCTTTTTCAAGTTCGTCACGCATCCGCTGTTGCGGATCGTTCACGTCGTTGTACTTGAGTAATTCAGCGTTGTACCGCTCGCTTATGCCTTGCGTGGCTTCGACGGCCTGTGTCTGGATATTCAGGCGTTCGCGAGCAAATGGGTTGACCTCACCAGCCTCGCGGATCGCTCGGTTGCGCAAAACTTCTTCGCGGCGGCTGGCATGCAGGAAATCTCGCTCGCCTCCCGCGCGTTCAATACTGGCGTAATAACTTTCGGCGGAACGGGCGCGGGTAAGAAACTCAGGAGCATTCACGCCAGCAGATCCAAGCTGGTCGCTGATAAACTCCATGCTCCGCGTGATGCCGAAGTTGACCAGATTCCCACCACGCAAGTCCGATGCTTCTTCGCGGATTCTTCCGGCCTGCTGAAAAATATTTTGTCCCGTCAATTGGGCAACGCGCCGCTGGTTGTATTCGGTTACCAGTTCATTTGCGCCCTGATAAGCTTCATAGCCCACATAGGCAGCGGCGAATGCGCCGGCCCCGCCGAAGCGACGGCTAAGTGCCCTGCCGCCTTGAGCGAATATCGAACGCGGACCTCGTGGAAGCATGAACGGCATGCCGCCACGGCCACGCGGTCGAGCAATTGGCTCTGCCCCCTCCTCCTCTTCTTTCTCCGATTCGGGAATGCCAAGTGCGGTTGCTTCCGCGCTGCTGATGCCCAGGTCGCGGGCTGCTCTCCGCTGCAACCGCGCCGAAACAACTTGCTGCTCTCTCTGCTCTGGCGTGTAAGAAGATTCCCGCCGCTGCGATGATCGTTCCTGCAATCCAGCGGCGCGTTCCATCTGCTCTGCAGCGCGCAACATTCGGTCTGCCGCTGCGGTCAATGCTGGCGGCACCGCGCCAACTGAAGAGGCCAGACTCACTCCTTCGTGCGATGAAGACTCGTTTACGCCGGCAACGTCGATTGGCCCCGCCGCCGCCTCTTTCATGGAACGCGCTTTTTGCTCGGCTACGGTCAAGGCAGAGCCGAGGTCCAATACGGCACGCGATGGCTCAACCTTCGGCGGAATTGGCCCGATGGTTTTGGTGGCCGCTCGATCCTCTGGCGATTCCGGTTCAACCGAAAATCCTTGTCCCGCCGTAAACGCCAATCCCGCTGGGCCGGTGAATGAGCCAGTGCCAGAAGGACCAACGTAATTGTCACGCGCCGAAGAAAAGGTAGTTGGCGCAGGCGTGGATACTTGCGCCGAAGCTGGTGGCGTAGGTTCTCCGCTGGGTCCGATCCACTTGGCGCGCAGGGGGACATCTACGCCTTTGCGCAGATTTTCTAAGTAAGCGTCAACCGTTGAGGTTTCCGGTTGAAACGCGATGCTGACGGCACCTGCTGGGGTGGCTGCACTCATTTTGATTGACGCGAGGTGGCTGGGGGGCTAACTTGAACTTCCATGACGCCAGAATTCTTTGTGGAATTGGCTATTGCCGTGGTACTGGGGTATTTCGTTGTTCGTCTGGCGGTCCGAGATGGCGTGAGGGATGCAGCAACCAGAAAATCGGATGATTCGATTAAATCCCCATCTGGACCCAAAGAATCTCGCTATTGACGCGCTACACGTCTTTTGATGTTTCCGCTTTGCTTAGCCTCTTCCCGCTCCAAGTAACACGATACCGCATCTTCAATCGCAGCCGATCTTGTCTGCCCGTTTCTTTCGGCGAATAGGTCAAGCCGCTCCAAGAGTGGTCGATGCATCGTAGCGGTGTAGAGCGATCTGTCCAGTTTTCGTGGCCGTGGCATGCCACAAGTATAGCTTACGTAAGATTCCGTGCAATCTTAAAATTTTGCGCTTGCAAGCGAAGATATTTTACGTATGATATACGTCAGTTAAAGAAATGCCGTCGCGGTGGTGGTACACCCGACGGCGTGGCCTAAACCTATTTCGGAGGCTTAAGCATGTCAGCTTTTACACCCATTCCGTCGTTGGAGCAACTGGACCTTGAGGCGTTTTACGACGAGATTGACCGCCAAGAGGAACTGACGCGGTGCGGACAGAACGAGCCGCCGCTGAAGTACCCTGGATTCCGCAACGTGACCGATGAGATTCTCCGGCAGATTATCGCCGATCCGCAACCGACTGCATTCGATAACCCGCAGGTGATGATTGATGAGGCTCAAGCCGAGTTGGAACGGCGTCATCCATCCGTTCCAGCGGGATACATCGACACCTGCTGCGTCAAGTGCAAGACTGGGATTCTGATTCCTGAAGGTACGGGCGTTGGTTTGTGCCGGAAATGCGCGGGGTTGCTGGTAGCTTGAGATTCACTATGCCACACAAAGACCCAGAAAAGCGGAAGGCGTATCACCAAGCCTATGAAGCGAAGCGGAGAAACGATCCACACCGGAAGCGATATTTACAAAAGCTTCACCGAAAAATGTACCGCAAAAACAAGGAGGTGATTCAGCTACGACACAAGCAATATTACGATGCGCATAAATCCGATTGGAGAAAACGGCATGCAGAAAACCGACCTCAAAAACTACAACGCATGCGGGATCGGTACTATCGCGAAAGAGGTAAATATAATCGTGAGCGACGACTAGACCGAAAGAGGAATCCAGAAAAGTACAGGCTTCAAGGATTAAAGAAATGGCGATTGCATGCCGACAAGATAAAGGTCCGCCATCGCGAATGGTACCGGAAAAACTACGCCAAGTTCTTGCTGAACGTCATCAATCGTCATCGCCGAATAAAAATCCGGACAGTTGGCGATCCCAAGTCTATCGCAGATTTCTATCTCTGGGTACGAGAATCATCCGTTATCCTTTGCCATTGGTGCGGTCGTCCTGTGCCGCGCAGACTTCGGCATGTTGACCACAAGATTCCGCTCGCCAAAGGGGGAAAGCACTGTGTAGCTAATCTCGTTCCTTCCTGCCGCAGTTGCAATTGTCGAAAGCATGCCAGTATGCCAGAGGAGTTTTCGCGTATCCTCAAGATCGATGGTGTCTAGCCGACGAACTTATCCATCAACCTCTCCCGGTCGCTGGGCATCTTGCCCGCTTCCATCCGCCGCAGCTTCTGGATACGACCGAGGACGCCTTGGAACACGATCCAACTCATCTTGCGGCCATCCCTGCCGCTATAGCGATGCACCAGCATCAGGTCTAAGAGCCAGTTGCGCCGGTGGGTTGCTGGTTGACCGCCGGCAAGTTGGAGTTTGGGTCGGGCTGGCCCTCCGCTGGCTTGGCGTCAGCCTTCTCCGCTTCTGGCTTGGCCTCAAACAGTCCCGATACCTCGACGGCCAGGGCGTGCAACCTCACCGGCTTAATCCGAGCCAACACCTGCTTTTGGTCCTCTTCGGAAAGACCCGCTTTCGCGAGGCTCATCGTCAGCACGCGACGAGCGCCCGCCAGCGTCCAAACCTTCTCGGCCACATCTTCGAGACCGCATTCGATATTCTCGATGCGCTGGTTAATGCTCCACTGCGCCGTAGGGTTCAGCAGCGTTGGCAGCTTGGTCTGCGGGTCAATGGCGCGGGGGATGGATGCTTTGGCCACCTGCTTGCGCGCCGCCGCGATCTCCGCGACCCACGGCGCGTAGTCATCAATCGACAGGACGGGGAAACTTACAGCCACCCCGCCGATTTTCTCCACGATTGGAGCTTCGAACGCTTCCAGAAAATTCACGTTGTTCTCCTGATTAGGCGATTACCCATGCACTCGTAACAGCGCCGTAGCTCTCAAAGTCAATTGCTCGGCCAGAGACGCCAGCCGCGATCTCCGAGACGCTATCGCTCTGCTCATGGAAGGTTCCCGTGAGCGTGCATCCGGTCGTCGAAGTGAAGACGCCCGCATACGGCGTCTGATTGGCGAACAGCGCGAGCGGGTCGGACGCCGCCGACCCTTTGCTGTTGAATCCGGCCATGCTTCCAGTAACTTGCTTGAGCCCCGGTACACGTGACCTCCAACCGCCACTAGCGAAAGTCGTCTGCTCGAAAAACTCGCGACCCATGCGCGCCACCCACTGACCCATGATGCCCTTGTAGGACACGGAGTTGAGTTGGATGTCGATGGTCGCATCGGTGCCGTCTAAAAGCGCGAGTGCCATTGTATTGCTCCTGATTGGGCCGCTTTAGGCGGCAATGTTAGTGAAAGGAATGATCGCCCCGGCGGGCGATACAACAGGGGAAGGACCGGAGAACGCGGCTTGAAGCCTGCGAATCAGTTCCGGCGTCCACGACTGCAACGCCGGCAGCATGAAGGGCCGCTTGCTCATGCGGTCGGTTCCAAATTCGAGGTACGCCGAGTGCGGTGCGGAAGAGATGATCGTGAGGACAATCAGCGACCCCTCTTGCGTGATGAGATAATCAATCCCCTCCTGCAATTCGCCGCTGCGTCGGCGAGGGACTTCTCCCGGTTTACTTGCTGGCGGGTATGCGTTGTCCAGCTTCTGGTGTAGATCGTCCATCACGTCCGACGCAAATTGATGCAGCACGCCGAATGTGATGTCGCGGATTTTCTCTTCTGGCGTCATTAAGCCGTCTGGCCAGCGGGAACGATAAGCTGCTCGCCCATCACGCCAGCGTTATTGAGAGCCTTGAGCGTCTGCTCGTTGACGGGATACCACTTGGGATCTTCGGCGAGCTTCTGTGCCGCCTCGTGGATTTCCGAATCGTCCTTCAATCGTCGAAGCTCTATCGTCTTGCCGCCGGCGTGCTTGTGCATCTGCTCGGCGTGCTGAAGGACCAGCTCGCGGTTTTCGACGCCAGTGAGGCGCATGATGTGCTTCGTACCATCCGGCAATTCGTACATATAAAACCAATGCACCATCGTGAAACCCGCCGACACCGGCGCGATGATTTTCGGGCGATCTTGCTCTGCCATGACGAGGCTCCTTTATGCGCCAAGCACGTCGGCGCGATGTAAGCGAAAAAGGACGGGGATAAAAATGGTTTGAACGAGTGATAGATGTTTTCCGGCGGTGTCCGTGTACTTTTGCTCGTAGCGACCCGACAGCGGCCCCCAGGTCTTCACCTTGGCCAGACCCAGATTGATGCCGCCATTCAGCAACGCCGATTCCACGGCGGTTTCGAGTTGGCCAGGAAGAACCTCATCGACGTTCGAGTAAGTGAGCGTCAATTCGTAGGTGACGCTTTTCTCAATGACAAAATCGAAATTGAGGTTGACGCCCGGCGCGGTATTGCCGAACGTCTTCTGCGAGTTGGTGCCGGTGAATCCTTGGCTCTGCCATGATGCAGCACGTAGCTTTGCTTCCGGGTAGTCGCCAGCCTGCCGATTGGTCTTCTCGGGGAACGGCTTGCCGGAAATGAAGCTGAGGCGATTGCCAGATTTTACGTTGTTCGCGAAGAACGAATTTGGGGCCGTCAGCAGCGCCCAGATCGCGGATGAGCCTTGGGTGATGTAGTCCGTCATCAGTTACTCACCAGGGCGGATTTCAATGTTCCCGACTAAGACAACCATCCTTATCGGAACGGCAATTCGGTCACCTTCCATCACGTAAGCCCGCACCCATCCTTGCACCGGATGGCAGACCTGCGCACGATTCGTAACGTCTTCGCCATCAACAAAGACCCTGCTGCCCGGCGGAAGAGTGTGATCTGTAGCGGCAACAAATGGTGGCTTGTCCCATTCTGAGGCGGGAATTTCTTTCATTTCATCACCAATTCGTAATCGTCGCCTGCACCTGTGAGCCGACGTTAATGGTCAGGTCGCTCAGTCCGCACTGCTGGCCCTTGATGGTCAGTGAAGCCGCATGCAAGGCCACCTGATTCGGCATGAACGCCAGAAAGTTAGTGCCCTTGCCGAGTATCGGAGCGTTGGTGAGCGTGCAAGGTGCGGGGTTCTGCGAGAAATCGACCGTCGCACCCGGACCAGTCGTCAACGTGCCAATTACATCAGTTCCTGCCGCCGGCCTGCTGTTTTCAATCACAGTACCTGTTGCCGTCAGGGTTGTGATGGTGCCGCTTCCCTGATGAATCAGCGTGCCGCTGCCGGTCTGAGTGATCGTCGTTGCTGATCCGCCCAGCGTCACGGTGCCGCCGGATTGTTTCCCGGTGGCGCAAGTGAGTCCAGCGCCAAGATTCACGGTGCCCCCGCGTACGTCCCACTCGCTCAGCGTAGCAGTAATGCCCGCGCGAGTAGTGGCCACGCCTACGGCCGTCTGATTGTTCCCGACAACATAGAGTTTGCTGGTATTGGTGCCGCCGCGAATTCGGAAGGCTTCAAGGTTCGTGTCACTTGAACCGCCCGTGCTCACGACGGTTGTCGTGTGGGTAACGGAGCCGAAATCCAGCTTGGTTCGCCCGCTCTGGCTGTTGACGTAAACATTGGTCGCACCGATCGCCAGCGAATCGCCGCTGTTGCCGGTCGAGCCGATGGTGCCGCTGAATCCAGGAAGGATGTTAAGGCTATTGAGTGTAACGCCAGACTGCGCAAGTCCAGAGTTGATATCGCTGTTGCCCTGCGCAATGTAAACATCGTCGCCAGTGACGGGAACCGCCGCCGTGTCCCAATTTGCTGCGGTAGCCCACGACTGGGAGCCAGAGCCGCCAACCCAATTCAATGTGCCCATGTTTTACTCCGGTTCTCAGTGAGAACTGGCTTAGATGCCCAGGACAACGATCTTGTAGGTTGTGGCGTTAGAGCCGTCGCCGTTGGTGATTTTCAGCAAGTCGCCGGTTGTAGCCGTGACGGTCCATCCGGCCAGCGGGTTGACGATGTGCATCCTTCCGCCCGGCTGAATCACATTGGTAACGGTCGCATGGTCAACATCCAAAACCAAATTCGATGTGCCGCCGCCAACCGAAAGCGTTCCGGTAAGCGACTCGTTTTCAATCAGCAATTCTTTGATTTTGGTCAGGGCAATGTTGTTGCCGAAATCGTCCTGCAACATCGTGCCGCTGAAATCCAAAACCTCATTCGCGCCAGCAGATAGAGTGCGCTCGTCGTTGAACTGAATGCCAATCTGATTGTTGCCACTGCCTTGGGTGTAGGTGTTCTGCTTGGTATAAATCAGCGAGCCGCTTTTGGTGGAAATGCCGCCGCTCTTGCTGTCGTGGACAACGATCTGTGTCTGCGAAGATGCATCGACAATTGTCATGGGATAGTTCCTTTAATTGATGGTGAAGCGTGGGCGCGTAAACCCCCGTGAATTGACGCGGAATCGGATACGCATGTTACAATTCAGGGATGGACACACGCATTTTCGTAGTTCGCAGGCATGAAATTCTGAAGCCCCTGACTCTTCAATTTGAACAAATGCCGCGAGTGGGAGAGTGGATGGAAATCGAATACGGCAAGCTCAATCAGAGCCTATACGAAGTGTTGGCGGTTGTGCATGCCCAGCGCAGTCATCCGGAAATATATATAAAAGAACTCGCGCCAAGAGAGATTGTCATCGAGACTTTGAAGGATACCTTTGGGCAATGGGCATTGCGTAAAAACCGCTAAGACAAATACTGAGGCAAGTTCCGGCGCGGCGCACGCGGGGACATGCAACCGCGCCGGAGGGGATGCCAGGGTTTACGTTTGGCCGCCCTGCTTCACTTCGGGGCGCGGCGCGGCCTGAGGCTCGCCTTCCGCTGGGCGCGCGGCCACGGACTGCGCAATCGCCGCTCGCTGGTCGATGACCGCCTTCGCGCTGTCGGCGATGGTGCCTGCGCTGTGGCCCTTCTCGCCGCCGGGGCCGATTGGCGTCGGCGTCGTCTTCTCGGTATCCGGCACCTCGCGGATGACCTCCAGCACGATGAGCCGGCCAAGCAAGGCATCGTGATAGCCTTCTTTGTCGGCCCCTTCCTTCGGCTCGGGGTTGAGCCGCTTGAAGGTGTCTTCGTCGAAAACTGTGCCGCCGGGAGTATCGTATCGCCATGGGCCGACTTGACCCTTAATGACGCGGAACTTGCGATTGCGGGCCTGGACCTTCTTTTCTTTTTCTGGTTCTGGCATGTGGGAATGCTCCTAAAGAAATAAATCGGAAATGAGCAGCGATGTACCATCGCGTGCGTCACACGGTCATCACGATTACGCTATTTTGGTAGTACATGACCAATCCCCCATTGAACCCTTCGTGGACTTCCAACTTCGGCGGGACTTCGAGCGGCGCATTGATACCGCGCGCGTAGTCCTTAATGAAGCTGTATGCGCCGGGCGAAGGCGCTGCGCCGGGCTGCATCGCTTGGAGCGTCTGCTTGAACGCGCCAACGGGCGTATTGCCAGGGCGACGACCAACAATGATGACGGTGTGGTCGGGAATGAACTTGATGAACTGCGAAGACGGCGTGGTGATTGGGCCGCTGATCGGGTTGGGCTGGTAGCCCTGATCGTACACCTGAATCTTCGGCAGGTTCTGGCCCGCGAAGTAGTTGTTGAACGCGGCCAGGTCATTGATCGTCGCGCCAAACTGATTGCGGCGGCCTCCGAAGTCAGAGGCGTTTGCGTTGTTGAGCAACAGATTCGCCGTGAACTGATTCATGTACGCCGTGGCCGCTGCACCAAAATCAACGCCGTGACCAATCTGAAGCTGCTGCGCCTGTTGGAAGTTAAGCAACGGAGTGGCCGTTGCCGCCGTCGCCCATGGCACGGAAGCGGTGATGGTCTGGAAGGTGTAGGCGTCTTTGTAGGCGATGACGCCGTTAGGACCGGGGAGGGGAATTGAAAGTGTCCCGGTCGAAAGCAGAGAGAACACATTGGCCTCAACGCGATCATCCTTGCGCTGAGTAAGCTGCATCTGCGCTTCGGTCACAAGATCGGTGACGGGAATCGGGATATCCGGTCGATTGGGGACAGATCGCATGAGCAGTTCGCGCTCGGTGATGACGACATTCTCACCGTAGACACCCGGCTCGTAGACAAACGAGTTTTCTCCGACGCGCTGGACCTTTGGCGGCGCGCCGTCGATTCCGCGCATGGCCATTAGGCCGTAATAGTTGTCCTTCTGAATCCAGCGGACCTGGAACGTGGTCTCCTCTTCGACGGGGAAGAGCTGAAAACCAAGCCGATTGGCGCGCGAGCGCACGGTGAGATCGGCGTCGATTTCTTTCATCGTTGCGGCAGACGGATAAACAAGATTCAACATTTGAGGGATCTCCCGGCCGCAACGCGGCACGAAAGACGCTCACCACCAAGCGAGAATCACCACGGAAGATGGAATGAAAGGCGGGCGGGGTCGCGCGTGGTGACGCGACCCGCTCGGGTAGCTTTCCCGGCCCGACAGTTCTGAGATTTGGTAATTTTGGTGAAGGAACGAAGCGGCTAGAGGTCAGGGCAGCTCCCAGAAGCCACTTGACAGCACACGAGCGCCAGGGCAACCGGGCAAGATATCCGACAGCTTGCGGCCCGTCGCCGGGGTCGTCACGACTTTGGCGATCGTGCCCGTGCCGACAACCGTACCCGCGAGATTGAGCGTAGCGCCCGCAGGTGCCGTCAGAATCAGCGTGGTCGTTCCCGAAGCCGTGGCGATCGCCGCAGCGGCTGGGTCTGCGTTCCATGCCGCGATGAGCAGGGCATCAATAGCCGTGGCTGTCTGAGTCGCGCCGACCGTTGCGCTGATTGCTTTGGTCGTGCCGTTCGGCAGGGTTGCGGTGATCGTATACACGTCGCCGGTCGTCGGGTTGGTTGCGGTGAAGGTATCCACCTCACCTTGAGCCAGTGCGACAGCCGCGGTCGTGATGACCAAAGCAACAGTGCCAGTACCGACAGAGGCGGCTTTCAGGCCCAGTGCCACGCCGGGCGTCACCGCTGTCAGGATGAGCGTAGAAGTGCCGCTGGTGGTCGCCAGGGCCTTCAGCACGGGGTTGGCGTTCCAGGCATTCGCCAGCAGCGTAACGGTCGCGGTGGCCGTCTGCGTGGCACCCACGGTCACTTCAACGCCGTCGCCGTTTGGGGTGGTGACGGAATAGATGTCGCCAGTGGTCGGGTTGGTCGGAGTGATCGTATCGACTTCAGCGACGGCGGTTCCTGCGGTGGCCGTAATCAGGTCGCGCGGGTCGAAGATGCCGCCGGTGTAGATGCCAGCGGATTGCGTCGGCGGCGCGAAGAAATTGATGCCGGTGGCCGTGCCACTGAAAAAGTATTGCACGTTGCCGCTGGCATCGGTGACAACCGGATATTGGCTGAAACCCACGAAAATCTGCGTGCCGTCGGTGGCCGCAAGGTTCAGGGGGTACAGCTTGGCATCACTGGTCTTCTGGGCGAGCGCCTGACCCTTGGCAATGGTCAGGGAAGCCCCGAACGCCGCCGGCTCCAGCCGGTTCAGCGGAGAGGGAAGCGCCGGCTGCAAGATTTGGCCGGGGTCGAAACGGAATTCTTGAGCGATCATTGTAAAGCTCCTGTAGAAATTTCAGGGAATGTGAAATCTTCGCGGCTTATGCAGCCGGTTGAATTCCAACGCTGGTTGCGTGAGGTGACTTACTTGGCGGCGGGAGTGGGGAGGTGTGCATAGCGGCGCATTTCGGCCAGCGCCACCGGGTCAACCTTATCCTCTTCCCGCTTGGTGGGATCAGCAGCGAGCGCCAGCCGCTCGGCTTCCGTCGTACCGCGCGGCACGCCGTTGTTGGTCTTGATGCCAGGGTTCCGGCGGATGATGTCGCAGAGGCGGGAATAGAACGGGTCAACGCCGCCGGCGGAAAGCGCCAGCGCCGTGCGCGTTGGCTTGCCCTCGCTGAACATCAGCGCGTCCACTTCCTTCATCCCGGCTTCGCTGATAACGCCGGATTCGATGACGCGCTCGCGATCGGTCTTAAAGGACCGGGTAATGAGCGCGATAGCCAGCGGGTCGGTGGTGTTCGGCGCATCCGCCGACAGTTGCAGCACCTTATTGTTGGCTTCCTCCGCCTTGGTCTTGGCCGTGGCAAGCTCGCTCTTGAGGGTGTCGCGTTCCGTCGCCAGCGCGTCGCGCTCGGTGGTCAAGGTTGTCACCTTGCCAGTGAGCGTCGGGACTTCGGCGGACAACGCCAGCGCCTTTTCGGCGGCTTTGTCGTCAAGCTGGTCATCGGGCACCTCGGCACCAAAGCCGAGCTTAGCGCGCACCTGTTGTGCAAGTGCATCTGTCATTTTAAAGCTCCTGCGGCTCGGGGCCGCGGTGGGGTTGGGTTCGACCGCCAGGACATAGACAGGCGCAGAAATCGCCGGGCGGTCTGCGGATGCGGCGATCTGCACAAAGGGTTGAAGATTGGGAATTACCGGGTTGGCTGTCAGGCAGACATGCTCGATACACTCATCGTACTTTTCGCCATTGGCATCAGTGGCATCACCAATAACGTAAATGCTCACGTCATTGCGTGCGGCTGCGGCAAGCGCGTCCTCGCCAATCAGATGCATCGTGGCATAGAGCGAATCCCCCTCGATTTGCAGGTCATCGACATAGCCCATGTTTGCGCGGGCGTCGGCTGCGCTCTCGACGTGGCGCTCGGGGACGAACGGGCGGATGCCAGCGGCCTTGCGCTTCTGGAAGGCATCAGCCCACAGCCTCATGCGGTCTGGGGTGATATCGAACTCGCGCCAGTTTCCATCAGAGTCTTTCTGGCCACGATGCACGTAGTGACCTGCGCGGGCGATTTCCTTGCGGCGGGCGTAGACGGGGTGGCCGTCGATGTCCTTGGGCGAGGCAATGCCCAGCGTGAGGATGGGCCTTGCCTCGGGAGTCGAGAGCGAGAAAATGGCGGCAGAAAGAGCCATCTTCTTGGCGTTCCGCGTTGTCCCGGTCAGTTTGATTTTGGTTTGCTTGCCATCAGCGGAGGAGTGCGAAACGGTATCGGTCATGCCTTCAATGCCGGACAGGTCGTGTCGATACGCGTACTTTTCCCCACGGCCCGGCTTGAGGTATGCGATGGTCGCATGAGGCATGTAGTCGGAATGCGTGTCAACGTGTGGGGCCGCACCTGCGATTAACTGATTGAGGCGATGAAGATCGGGACTGTGAACCTGCGCGACCAACGCATCGCTTTGCCGCTTTTCATTGGCTGGAAAGTAATGCGTGGTGCCTAAGGCAAACCGAACCGGCATTTCACCTTCGATTGCACTTTTCACCGCCTTCGGAGAATCGGAGTGCAGGCCGTACTTAACCGTGACGTGAGGGTTTTTCTCAACGCCCTCCTCGTCAAGATCGTCCTGCGCGATGCTCTTGCCGAAGCTGCGGACCTTCTCCGCAATCTCCTCGGGCATGTCGATTTGTGTTGAGGCGTACCGGTGTGCGTCAAGCGACAGCACTGGATCGGCGCTGGCGGCAATCGAATGCATCTTGATAGCTGCGCTAATCTTCTCCAGCGGACCAACCAGTGCCGCCGCGTTATTCTTCTTCGCGTAGGCCAGCGCCGAACCGACACCCTTGGCCGACAACTTCCCGCCCTCAGCGAAGATCGGGTAGGCGTACTCGTCGGCGTTGCCCTTCTGTGATTCGTCATGGGCAATCGAGTTGCCTGCGGTGCGATTCTTCGGCGCGGACCACTCGTCGTGCGTGACGCTTCCGGCATGAGCTGCGCCGAGAGCGCGATGGTATAGGGCGGTGTTGAGTTTTATTGACATGGCTTGTGGTAGAATGTGAGGATGGACTACGTACCGATTATCTTTGGACTGATTGTCTGCGTCGTATTCTTCTTCTGGCTGTTGGCCGAGCGGAAACATCTTGAGCCGTAAAACTCACGCGCGTTGTGGTAGAATGCGCGGATGGAAACGATTGTCCTACTCCTCTGCGATGCACTAATCGACCAAAACAGACACATCGGCGGCGATCCTGTCGGCCACAGGTGCTTCAACAAAGCAACGTGCGCGACAGATTTGGATGGCTTGAAAGTGAAGCTGTGCGAACAATGTGCAAGATGCATCACCGGGCAATGGGATCGCTCGCATGCGTCTGAGGTTTCAATCATGCTGCCGACAGGAATGACCTACACATATCGGGCTGACACTATGCAGCCTGTGACCTGAGACAAATCTGCCGTAGAATGCGGGAATGCCAAATCAATTCGCGAAATTCGCGTCGAATGGGTCCAGCCTCCGCAAAGGGCAGTAGCTCCAAGTTCATTGGTCGCAGGATCGACCGGATGGCGCGATGCAACGACTGCCACGCCAGTCGAAGATATGCGGGCGGTGCTCAAAGAAACCGGGCACAAAGTCCCAGAAGCCAAATACACCTGCATCATCAAATGCCCGTGCGGCAGGGAATACAATTATCTTGCTGATGCTCTCTCCGGCTCGTTCGTTGACTGGACCTGTCCAGCATGTCCGGGGAAGACGCATTCGGCGGAAGAATGCAGGGAGGCGTTTAAGCAGTGGAGGATTCGCCATTCGCTTGAATGCGCTCCCCCCTGGCTGCGCCCATAACCTATGCCGCCAGCGGCCCCCGCGTCAGACCAGTGACCCACGGCGCAACACCAAAGCCGGGCGTCGGCGCGGGCAGGATCTCAGGCGGTTCCTTGAACTTCACAGCACCAATTCTCGGAAGCACAGCGGACCTGCATCCTTCGTGAAGCATAGGATAATTCCGGGTCCAATACTCCGCGTCTGGCGGTAGCGTGATTCCCTTCCTCGCCCGGCAGATTTTCGTTGTGCCAGGGTCAATCACTGAGTAATGCGTCAATGCCGTGATTTGCTCTTTCGCTTCTGGCTCTTCAATCGCCGCTGCCGTCCCTCCTCCATCCGCTTCAAGCACCGCCTTAGTTGCAATCCCATCCAGCCGGTGCGGGTGGTCAGGACTCATCCCCGCCGCGTCAAACGCATCGCGAAGATCGCGCACCTGCTCAACGACGTTATGCCCTTCGGCGATACCGATTCGCTGTGCTTCAGCGACAGCCTTGACCAATTGGCGGTTGATGGTCGCGGCGTACTCCTGCGCGGCATTGGCGTAGTACCGGACGAATTGCTGCTCTGCGGCAGGAGAGAACTTTAATTCCACATTCACTAGCTTTTCCACCCGACTCACGGCGTTGCTGTGTGCTTCGAGCATGGCCTTGGCGATTGGCCTTGCCGCCCCACGCAGGTCAAGCGGCGCGTGTCCCATGACGTGCCGGGTAATCGCTTCGGTCGGTGACAGACCGTGGCGAATGGCGCTGGCGGCGTAGCGACGTGCCCCAGTGGTCAGTAGCAGCAGCAACGCCAATAGCTCGGCTTCACGCTGACGGCGTTCGCGTTCAACGCGGTTGAATTGTTCGGCGGGGGTCATTTTGCTGGCGACAACTCAACATCGTAAAAATGAAATAGTTCTGTATCGCCGTCTTTGGGATATCCTGAGACGTTTGCTGCGCACCGCAAAGTTTCTATTTGCTGAATGGCTGTTTTAAGAATTTGCAGTGCATCTTCTTTTCTCTGCTGGTCCGACATTTCTGTTGCGGTGATAGCGTGTTCGCTCGCTTCTAATGCGTCCCCAAGATGGTCAACGTCGTCAATCAGTTCCGAAAGATACTCGCCAACCGCTTCACGGCATTCCGGCATGAACTCATCGGCGGCGTGAACAAAACGGCGCGCCGACTCGACCAGTGCGACTATATTCTCATCGGTGGTGCCGCGTGCGCGTTCGTTGCGTGGCTTGGTCGCGTGCGTCATATCTGTTGACCGTGTTGTACGGCTATTTGCCAAACACGCTGCTTGCGTTCGTCGCTGGTTTCGCCGTCGCGAACTTGTCCAGTGTTGCCAGAAATCTCGCGCAACAAGTCTGCCAAGCGTTCGGCGGCGTTCATCACGGAATTATCATCCCATGAATCACAACTGAGAATCCGTGCGCACTCAGCAACCAGATCGTCGCGGGTACGTCCTCGCAAGGTTGGTTCTATTTTTTGGTTCATTCGTCATCGTCCAGATACCGCGCCAGCCTGCTCGCCAGCGCAGTGTAACGCCCGTCCGCCGATGCGGCTATCGCTGGCTTCTTGCCGTTGGGAGATCCGTTCCCATTCGCCCGCCTCATCGCCTCAAGCTTCTGCTGTTGTTGCGCCTCGTTCTTCTGCTGGATTTCCTCGAGCGCGGCGTCCGCGTCCTCCTCTGACTTCAGCGGCAATTCCGCTTCATCCATGAGTTTCCGCTGGTCGATGCTCGCCAGAATCTCCGGTGCGGCGTTCGCATTCGTGATGCCCGCCTTGAGCAGATCCTGCTTGAACGCTTTGTCGGGGTCTTGAAGCTGAGCGGCCTTGAAGAAGATTGATCCTTTTGCCTCGGGTCCGTCGTTGGCAATCAGCGTCTGGTCAAGCGGGCCGCGATTGAATGAGTCGATGATATCACGGAAGACCGTCTCTGAATCTTCCGTGCTCCCCGCTTTATGTACGCCCGCCTCAGCCTTCGTGCCGTGCTGGCCTTCCATGCTGGCACGCTCGGGCTGGTGCCAGCCGCGAGAGAATGACACGTCCTCGTATGCCATCTTCTCCAACAGCGCCATCATCGCCGGTCCCTGTTCCCCTAGGTCAACCGTGTCGATGTCGAAGGCGGTGAACTTGGTGATGTCCGCATTGCTCGGATTAATGCCCTCTTCCTCGAACAGATACTGCGGCATGTAGACAGGTTCGCCTCGCGACAATGCGGCGGCAATGCCCTTACAGATGGTCAGCCCGTCTTTCATCGAACCATCTACGTCGGGGCGTTTGCCGCTCGGACCTTTGACGATCGGGACGATGCTTGCGGCCTTTTTGCTCAATCGCGAAAGCTCAACGGCATCCTGCAACTTGTGCCACCACTCCGGCAGGACGTTACCGTGCCGCGAGTAGCCGAAGATCGGGTCCATCTCAGGGTCATTGACGTGATGGTAGATGTACCGCGCATCGCGCTCGGTCCCTTGGTAGCGGACACCGGCAAAGTCGTTGTAGGGATCGCGAAGCAACTGCACTTCCCACGGAAGAAAGCTCTTGAAGCGAACCGGCACGGTGAAGCCATCGACCCGATCGAAAATACTCTCCTGTGTCCAGCGGCCAAATTGCAGAGCGCGGCATGCCGAGCGAATCGCCCCCATTGTAATCGGCTTGAATGCCGCCTCGATATACTTCTTGCGCTTCTCCAGTTTCTCGGCCATGCCCGGTTTTTCGGCCATCGCCGGGTTGACCTCGACGGTATAGGTCGATGCACTGATCGGCTTAACGATGTTTGCAAACAGGAATGCGAGTGTCGAATGCATCGACATGGCCCGCATCGTGTTGTCCGTCAGAGGCGGTGCATCGACGTACGGCGGGAACTGACCGAGCACCCCGACGCCGCCAGCGCCGAAGTAGTAGGGCGTCCTCTTGAGCGGGTCGGACTCGCCCTGCTTGACGGGTGACTGTGGCGCAGGCTGGTCTACCGTGGCGGCGGCGTTTATCCAGCCGTAGCCCCAGGTGAGCGGGTTGTACCAACTAAACGAGGACATGGATTAACTGGCGAGTGCGGAGCCGCCGAACAGAGGGGCACGATGAATCACGCGAACCGGATATTCCCATTGCGAGAAATATCGCAGCCACGCCACGCAATGACCTTCGGAAAGATCGGACGGCCACAAAAGGTTTCCGAAGTCTGCGATGAGCTGGCGGCAAGACGAATTGATCCAGAGGCTTACTTCCCCAGCGGCATTCTTCAGCTTTGCGCGCACACTATTGAGCGTATCCTTAATTGGCCACGGAGAAACGGGAACCTTGTACTTTGGCTCGTACTCACGGAGCATTCGCCGTACGATTGCCCAGTCCGATTCTCCGCTGGTTGTATCACGGGCGTTGCCGGTTGCATCACCGTATATTCTCAGGTCCCGCAGGTTCCAACCCTCGTGCTGCGCCCGTTCGAGGAAGGCATTGACCATGACCGGCGTGCTGCTGTCGCGGGTAATGACTTCGGCGATTACACGCACTTTGCCTTGGTGATGCTGAATGACGCCAGTGCAGAACGGGTCTACGTTGAAATCCAGTGACCAGCACAGCGGGAGACTCGGATCGTAGGTTGCGATATCGTCGCGCACGTGGGTTGCCGAATCAAAGTCCATGAATGCTAAGCCACCGGGTTTTACAAAGACTCCGCCGAACTCCTGGTCAAACAGAGTTGCATCCATCGTGCGACGAGCCGATTCCACCTCAGACGCCGGGAGAATGTCGGCCGATCCCCAATTAAAACCAGCCCATTCCGGGTCTTGGCCAGTGCGTGCCATGTCGTACATTCGAGCGTACTCAACCTGACTTGGCCCGTCGAAATCCGGCACGCCAATCAGCCAGGCCCATCCCTTCCGGTCTGACAGCGCGGGGCGAATGTTGGCATCCCAAATTCCCGACTTGCAGTTGGCCAACTCGTCTATCACGCATCCATCCCACGGCGTACCCTCGACGCGCTCGGCTTTGTCGAGGCCGACTACCCAAAGTTCCGCACCCCATTTGGTTGTGATGCGCAGGTCTGTTTCGCAGGTGGAGAGTTTCCAATACGGCGGCACCAATCGCTTTAGATCGCTCCAGAAGATTCGCTTGGCCTGATCTCGCGTCGGCGCTGCTGCAAAGTATCGCGGATCACTCCACGGGCGGCTCGTGGTTTTCATCTCCCAAAGCTTTTTTACCAGCATCCGCTTGGCTATTTCCGTTTTCCCGCTGCGCCGTCCCGCTGGGACTATTTTGAATCGGGCGTCCGATTCCTCCAGACGGCATTGCTCCGGGTGGAAACGCAACGGCAGCCAGCGACGGGTTAGTTTCAACGTAGGCGGATGGGTCATCATGCTGCTTGGCTTGTTCGAGTAACTTCTTGACCTTCGCAGCCCCGATTACGTCCGGGTCTTTGAGCAAGACGTTGTAATTGTGGATAGCCAGTTTGGCCCACCACGGATGACCCTTTTTAATCTGGTTAATCATCGACTCGCGAAGTGTATTCGCGAGTCCACCGTCACGTTGTTCCTCGGCCCTATCTAATAGCTCTGCAAAACCCTCGTTCTCTGCCGCAAGACGCTTCCATTCACGAGGCTGTACGTGGGTAATTTTCTGGACTCGATTATCGCTGTCGCCCGCACCTATCAAGCCAAGAATGATCTTGCGTACCGCTTCCGGTATTTCCTTGCGCGGTCTTCCACCTTTGTTCTTTTGCTTTGCCACATGACAGCCTTACTACCAAGCGAATCCCCACGCATTCCATCCCAGCGGGAACAACTGACGCGGCAGCGGTGTAAGCGTGGTCACCAGCGGGTTGCCGTACACATCGACCGTCGGAGCGATTGACTGCGGAATACCGGTGCTGCCGATCGTTCCGTTGATGAATGCGGCGCGAATCAGCCGCATCAACTCTCGCTCAGCCCAGTTGTATTTTTCGGCGAATTTGTCGTCGCCCTTGTCGCCGTCCTGCAAGCCGCGAATGCGATAAAGCTGCCATGCACCCAACTTGCCGAAGATGATGCGCAGAATATCGAGATTGGTCGTCATCGGCGTAGGCATGCCAGCGTTGGACAATCGCGTGTTGATAAAGGCGTCGGCAAAGTTAATCGCCTTTTGCTCGTGTTGGGTAATGATCTGAGTCGAACCGCTCTGGTCGGGATCAGCGGCAACGCCGCGATTGAATTCACCCATCTCTGCGTCGATATCTGACAGGTCGCCGTAGATGCCAGCGAGTGGTGCGGTCCCCTGTATCGTTCCAGAAGGGAAGGCTGTACTGCCATCGGCCCACGTCACAGACAGCGAGAAGGCATAGACCAGACCGGCGGCAGGCTCTGTGACGCTGATGGTGTAGACGCCATTGCCGTTGGGCGTGACGCTTCCAGAGACTGTCGCGCCGGTGTCGGTACGGGTCAGCGCCGTTAGCGTGACCGAAGTCGGGAAGGGGCTTGGGAATGTAAGGGTAGCTGTCGCCACTTACGTTTGCTCGATTACTTCGTTGCGCTGAATGATCTCTACCACGTCCGACGAATGGCCAATCTTGTAGCCTGCGGTCCCCGGCGCATAAGCTCCAGGCACGTCGTTCGCGAGCGGGTCGCCCGACGCGCCAGATGCGTTGATCTTTGCGCCGATTGTTCCCGCCGTGTTGTGGCCGGATGCCGCCACGTCGAGCACCAGCGTTGCCGGGTCTTGACCTGGTGCGTACCCGGCGACCGTGACCGATGCGCCTGCATCGTGTTGCGCTTCGAGGGAATCTTCGGTGTTGTCGAACGTGCCGCCGCCCGCTGTCAGATCGGTTGGAGTCAGGCCCGCCAGCTTGTTGAGTGCAGCACGGAACGCGCCCAGCACGTTGTTGATTCCCGTGCCCGTCCACGCGCCAAGCCGGTTGAGGATTGTGCCCGTATTGGTCGCGGCCGTGGTCGCCTGAGTCGCAGCAACGCCGATATTCGCGTTGTCCGGTGCGGTGTATGCACTTGCGGCCAATCGTGTCGCGATATCCGCCGACACGCTCACCGCCGGCGTGCCGATGCGGGCAAGGGTCGTGGCGACGCTGGAATTTGCCGTGGGGTTAAAACTCGTCGGCGCATACTCAATCGCCCGGCTCCCGGTTGTCGTCGTGAAATAGGCCACCTCGGCATACACATGCCCATCCGTCACGCTGCTATCATCCGTGTTGATATCGTACGTCGATGCCCCCGGCGCGATGGAATAAGCATCAATCAGCACACCATCCGACAGCGTAATCTTGCCGCCTTCGCTCTCTATCAATCCCTGGCAATCCGCCGTACCCGTGGTTGGGGCAATCAGCCGCCGACACAGGATATGCCCACCCCTGAATTGCACGTTCATTGAGCCGGATGCTTCGGCGCCGTAAATCAGGGTTGCCGCGTCCGTGGTGGCATTGCGCACGTTGATTTCGTTGATGGCCTGCACATTCTCCACCAGCATCATTTCGCGCTCGGTGTTCTGTGCCCCGCTGTTGTTGATACTCAACGGAATGCTGCCGTTCCAGCCGTTAGTGACCGTGCATCGCGGGCGAATCAACCAGCCGTTGCAGCCGACAAGGCGCATTCCGTTCTGCATCCCCGATGCCTGCACATCAATCATCTTCAATCGCTGGCAATTGTTCGCAAAGATTCCGACGCCTCCGGTTGCGGCAATCGTCACCCGCTCGAAGGTCACATCGTTGATGCCGGTCATGTAGATGGCGATCGTGTTGAGCGGGGAGGCCGAGCTTCCAGCGTTGGTGTTGGTAACAGTCACATCGCGCAGTACCCATCCCGCCTGCGGATAGAGCACGCCGTTGTTGGCAAGGTTGACGCTGCCGGTGAGGACTGCGGATCGGTCGGGCGGACCTTGCAAGGTGATGCCCGTATAAGCGGGCATGTCCGACCAGTTGCCGACGGTATAAGTGCCGGGGGCAAGCCGTACCACGGTAGCATAGTTCACGGCAGCCGTGAGAAATGCCGCGTTCAGAGTCTTGAATGCTTTGGCCCAGGTCAGGCCATCGTTGGAGTCATTGCCATTGGTCGCATCCACGTAGCAGATGCTGTAATTGATCGCCTCGCGAGCCACAGGCGTTGCCGCGTTGAGCGACGTTTTCATTGTCGCCGTGAAATCGCCATTGGTCGGGGCATTGGTCAGATTGGTGACGGTCGTAATCGTGCCGCCGGTGATGTTCGTCGGGCTGGCACGGCTACCCACATTAGTATCGAGATTTGTAGTCACAGTCGAAAGAACAGAATTCAGGTTCGTTCGATCGCTGCTAGTGAAATCGACCGCAGTTGTATCGACTATCTGCGTGTACGCCACCATTCGCCGCAACTTGCTGTTGATAGTGCCTGTGATGTCCCAATGCAGACCCTCAATTGTGTCGGTGGAGGTATTCGTATAGGCAACGACGTACTTGCCAGTCGCGGGGTTAGTGATTGATCCAAGCCGTCCGCTGCGGTCTGTGCCGGCGTCGTTAACCAGGGTGATTGACGGACTTCCGCTATCCAGATTCTTTGCGGCACCAGTTTCATCCGAGAAAACAATCGAGATCGAAATGGAAGTGCTTGAGCTGTCAGGGCGCTCCAACGTATACGGGATCGAGGTCGCGATGAACGTATTGTTTTGGACGTTCTGGATCACAGATAGCAGTGCCGAATTTCCAAAGCTGCCACTGTTGACAATCGCATACCCATCGCCGGTCTGCGGCGTGTTCCCCGTGTAGGTTGTCACCGTATCCAGCAACGTCAAATGATCCATCGTGCTCGCCGGAGTGGCGATGTTGAAGAATTTCTTGAACGCGGCTGCGATTTGCCCTGCGGTTTCGGTGAGTGCCGTGCCCAGGATTTGCACGAGGCTGCTCTTGACCACGCCGCTCGTGAAGTCCAGTTGCCCCGTCCCCGTCCCCGCGCTGAGCAGCACCGATGCGCCAAGGTCGCGGCCCGTTTGTGCCACGCTGCCAACGTCAATCGCATCGCCCTTGACCAGCGCCGATGCGCCTGTGTCCGTGAAGTTGAGCGGCTGGGTCGTGCCCTGATTGGCGTTGACGGTGGTAACGCTTGTTGTGGCCACCGCGTTGATCTGCTTGACGTTCGTCGGCACCATCGAAAGGCCGAGGGCCACTGCATCCTGCGGATCGTAAGCCACCACATCATAATACAGGTCAACTGGGTCCGCGCCCGTGCCAGTCGCATGCAAGAGCAGCGGTCCAAGCGTGTTCGTATCCGTCGCGTTGCCCGCAACCTTGTACCAACCCGCGGATATTTCAGTCACCGCCCCAGACGGCGAGGCGAACGCGCCACCGTTTTTGCTGAGGGTGACGGTCGGCGTCAATCCGGTCGCGCCGCTGATATGATCGCTGGTCAATACCAGCAGGAAAACCAGCGGCTGCGCGGTTGAAGATTGCTTAAGCTGCGGCATTCATCACCCCCCGCGAACCGGAGCGGCGATAAAGACTGCGGCGGAACAGGGTCGAAGCTGGTGCTCCCGCCGCCTGCGCCAGCATCCCCGGCGTGCGAATCCAGTTCAAAGCCTCGGGGTAGCCACGGCGGGATTGGTCGTAGAGTGCCCAGATTTCGCTGGCGGAAAGTGAGCGATTGTAGAAGCGAACGTCATCCACAGCGCCGGGCCACGAAGCGAACCCGCCGCCCTGAGAGCTGATGGCGGGGATGCAGGATGTATAGCTAAGCGAAGCGCCGGGGATCGAAGAGCCGATTCCAGCGACACCTTTAACGCCATCGACATAAATATCCAGCACGCTCGCCAGCCGGTTGTAGGTGCCGACGATATGATGCCACTTGCTATCTGCGGTGAATGTCGAGAAAGTCGAGTATGAGCCGTTGTAGACGCTGCAAAAGAAATTGATTCCGGTCAGGATGTAGAAGCCATACCCTCCGGTGCTGCCGCTCGGCTGGCAATACCCGCACGGCTGCGCGAACGATGTGCCTGTATCGAGTCGTACCCAAGCCGATAGGGTAAGGGTGTCGGCAAATTGTAGAGATGAATTGCTCTCGGTAATCGCAATGCGCTGGCCGGATGCGCCAAATGTCCAAGAGCCATACCCGCCCGCCTGATGCCGATTTGTCCACGTAGCGGATGCTGTGAGCGTGCCAAGGTTGTGCGAAAAAAGGTCTCTGACGTTCAGGCCGCGCGATTGAGCGGGCAGCGACATATACCACGAAACCAACCCGCGATTGAGCGGATGCGAGCGATTTGCCGGACTGCCAAGATTGAGCCGCTGCTGAAGCATTTATCAGGCCTGCGTCCACGTATAGGGAAGAACGACGAGCTCGTGATTCGCGCCGGTGCTGTTGAGATTCACGCCGCTGCTGTGTGTGACCCAGATGCCCCAGCGTTTCGGAAGCACGCCGCTGAATAGCGCGGCCACGGAGAATGCTTTGACTTGGTATGCCTGATTGCTGGTGGTATCGCAGGCGATGGTCCGCGCCAGCACCAAAGCCGCATCGCGCACGTTGGCGCTGGCGAATGACTTGGCCGCATTGGTCCCGGTAATCGAGTCGGGGTAATTCGGCGTATCGTCCTGCTGCGCCCACACGTACACGTCGATTTCGCCGCCGGTCGGACTGGTACCAGTTTCGATGACGCCACTCACCAGCGCATCGGCCCAGTTGCTTGGCGTGACGACGGTTGACGCCTGCCCGGCGGTGAGCGAACTGCTGGTTGCCAGCGAGGCAAGCGTGATCGTGATCGCCGCTTGCGTGCCGGGCGTTTGATAAAGGCTGGTGCTCATGGGTTAAGGCTTAGGAGTTCCAGGCGTTCTGCACGTCAGTCAGGGAGATGGTCCCGACAAATACAAGTGTGTCGGGATTGGTGATTCCGCCCCGAGGGTCTGCGCCAACGTTGCCCGCATTGGGCGCTGGCGTGGATTGCACCGCAAACAGCTTCTCGACGTTGGTTGCCGTTCGCTGCATGGCCGTTCGCACGGGTCCGGGCGATGCCGATGTTCCCCACCCGGCATTCAGCGGCGCGCCACCGGTGCCGCTGGAAATCGCCGTCATGCAATCACTGCAATCCTGCCGGAATTGGAGCGGTGAGCAATCAACGCTGTCCGCGCCCTGAATCAGCGAAATTGCATTCGCCTGTTTAAGCTGACACGCCAACGCCCGGTTTTGGAAAACCATCTGGTCGTTGGTGATTTGAACCGTGCTGCCAGACGCGGGAACCGCATCGGACGGCGTGTAATTGGCGAGGTTCACCAGACCGCGAATCGTCTTGATGGGAACCGAGTTGTTCCAGACCGTGTAGGCTGGCGCGGCGACGAGGTTGTACCAATCGGCGATCGCCTGCGCGTTATCCGCTGTGTGCGGGACCGCGTTAATCGCGGTGGGCGTGCCACCGATGCTGACGGTATTCACGTTCGCCGCCAGATCGGCTTTGAGTGTTTGCAGTTGGGCAGGGGTCATTGACAAAACTCCTTATTTGTCCGGTAAATCTTCCCGTCGCGGCGCAACACGGATGAGCGGGGCGAGGAGGGCGAGGGCGGTCATGCCACGACAAGCCCGGTGCCGTCAGTTTCCCCTGAGCCGCTAATCATCAGCTTCTTGCGCGCTGCGCCGGTGGGAACCATCCGCATCGTGTTGTTGGTCGGGGTGGTCGCCGTCGCCTTGGGGTCAACGCCAATGGCGCGCTGGGGCGAATCGCAGTCGAAGATGTTGCTGTCGCATTCGATCACGGATGCGCCGCCCATGACTTGCAGGTGGTCGAAATGTGCCTGGCTCCCCTGCGTGACCAAATGGCAATGGTTGTGGTTGAACTTCAAGCCAACCACGGGACTATCGCCGCCGTCACGCCCCAGTCGTTGCCCAGCGTCGTACTGGTGACGGTGGTCTTTTTGGGCGTCAGGATCGGCGCGGAGAGTTTGGTCGCCAGGTCCACCGATGAAAGGGCGACGTTGGATGGATCGCTTACAGCAGCGTCGAGTTGGTTGAGGTCGAGCATAGTTAAAACACCAGTTCATCGAGCACCGGCACACCCGCCGGAAGCTGATCGTCCGGCACCGCGACGACGGTGATCGTCACGCGGCGAAGCTGCCGCTGCATTAAGCGCGAACCACTTGCGTGTTCGTCCCCGGAATCTCGACCCCACCCGCATTGCACAGCTTTTTCGGAGTGAACGTCGAACCCGCCGGACATTGCAGGATGCAATCGACTGCGGAGGTCATCTTCGAGCCGGACGTGGTTGCGAATCCCACCGCGCGGCGGTTCGCGTCGGGGATGAGGAACTTGACCCGCGCCAGCGCGAAGGTTCCGGCATGCGCGTCTATCGCGTTGATGCCAGCCGGGTCCACGCCAAGGGTGATATCGTGAATCAGCACGTTGGCGACCGTTGGCCCGCCGTGGCCTTCCTCGCCCATGCGAATCCAGCCGTCGCATTCGCCGCCGCTGATATCGAACGAATCGTTGGCAGTGACACCTGCCCGCCGCAGGGAGATGGTCGAAGGCTGCTTGTTGGGCAGCTTGAGCGTCTTGAGGCTCTTGACGCGGATAACGTGGTGGCCGCTGGGAACGTGCCCGTCGTTGGCGGGTCCGAAGCGGATGCAGTCCTCACCGAGCGAACCAACCGACACTGGATCAAGAATCGTCGTGTCATCGGAGCCGGTGTTGAAAATCAGCCGCGAGCCGTGCGGCACGGTCGCGACGAGGTTGCTCACCTTTGCCCCATGCGCCTTGTCCAGAATCAGTACATCGTTGACTTGGCAATTAACCGTTACATCGTGGATGTTTGGCGCGAGTCCTGCGCAGCGCATCAGCGAATCGTTCTGTGGCATGGCTGCGATGGTGATGCCGCCGAAGGAAAAGTTCGCGCCCATCGGGGTAATGGCAACGGTGACACCCGGCACGCCGGGGAGGATGGTCACGGGGTTGCCGCCGAAGGCGAGCGTCACGTTATCCGCGGCGGGGTGGACGCCAGCGGTACAGGTGTATGCCGCCGTGGGATTGGCGGGAAGCAGTACGTCGCCTGGCTTGGCGGCGGCAAGGTAGGTCGCGAGGTCAGCGCCAGCGGGAACCACCGTGCCGAGCGTGTAATCCAGCTTGCCCCCCGCCTTTGCGATTGCATCGGCTAGCTTCTGGCGCGCGGCGGGGTCGGTGACGGTCTGGTTGAGCAGGTCGGTGAGGGTCATGGGTTTTGTTTCAAGTGCCGCGCCAGCTTCTCGGCACTGGCGCGGCGAAGGAGGAAGGCTCGGTTATCGCTGCCAGTGCTTTCGTTCGGTATGCACGCCGCAAATCCAGCCGACGGCGAACGATGTCGATGCGGTGATGGCGATGATGGAGAGAAGGGCGAGCATGGTTAGAGTCGCGCGATTCCGCCCCACACCATCGCGATGCACAGCAGCGTGAGCGCCGCGAAGAGGAACCAGTCGCCGACGCTGAGGTGGCGGAGTCTCATGGCATTTCGTCCAGTTCTTCTCTCGCTGCCCGCTCCCATTCCGCTTCCCGCTTCATCCCGCGCCCGCAGACCCAGCCGACGCCGAAGCCGATGGAGGCGATGCAGAACGCGATGATGCCGAGGCCGATGGTCATTTACTTTGGGTTTCCCGTCCAAGCATCAACGCCCGATAGATCAACGCTTGCCGATGCGGGTGCACAGCCAATGCGGGCTTTGTACTGATAGCTTTTGGGTCGCAGCGGCACCATGCGGAAATGCTTTTCCCGCACATCTTCGCCGAAAAGCGGGTAGTGGACATGGACAAGTCCGCAGTCACAACATTCCGCCATCTCGTTGTTGCTGGCGAAGAATGTCCGCTGATGCTTCCGCTGCATCGTTAACGAGCGCTCGCATAGGCTGCTACGTATCAACCCCAGCCAGATAATCAGTTGGGTCAGGATTTCGTAGATGACGATAGTCATGGCTTGGTCAGCCCCTCCACCGCGTCCATCAAATGCACCCGGCAGTCCGGGGGAAGCCCTCGGGTGTTCTGGATTGCGTGATTGATGGCGTCTTTGAGCCGCACGACCTTGCCCCGCGCGTCGAGTTCGCGGGAAGCCGCGAGTCGCAGTTTGCCGTCGAGTTCTTCTATGTAGCCGCGAATCACAACCTGACCGTGATCGTCAAGTGAGCCGATTGCATGGAGGACTTCGGACGGGGCGAACATTTCCGCACGCCTTCGGTGGGAGCTTTGCATCATGCCGTTTGGAGAAAGCGATAATTGCGCCGTTTCGACACGATGAACGCCACGAGATTGTGGAACCGTTCGCGAGGCGACAATGCTGGAACTGGTGGCTTGTCCGCTCCGCCGCGATATCCAGCATATCCGCCTTTATGGTTCGGGAAGCTGCGCATTGCATCGCGCCTGCCGTTTTCCCGCTCCACGAACTTGCGGCGATCAGAGGCGGTCGCGCGTGCGATCACACCTTCAATGGCTGCATTTTCCACCTGCCGAAGATAAGTATCCCGGTCCATCATGGTCCTTTCGTTGGTTTTGCTTTGATTACTTGACCGTCAACTAGAAACTGCCCGCCGCAAACGCTTTTGGCTTCGGCGGAACGCTCAACAGCAGGTGGATCGTGCGGCGCGACCAGCCCAGTTCGACGAGCAACGCGCGGCATTCGTCAACCGTGACAGTGCGCGGGGTGAGTGTCGGGGCTTCGGTAATCATGCCTGCGATTTCAAATGTGATTCGTAATCCAGACGTGCCAGCCGCGCATCCTCCTGCAAATCCAGATTATCGGGATGCTCGTTTGCCCGCAGCGTCAGGGCTTCGGACAATCGGCGCTTCACGTCCAGCAGGTTTGAGTTCACCAGCTTGTGTACGACCTGTAGCGACTTCTGCGCCGCCTCGTCGCGCTGCTTGGCCGCGTCTTCGCGCCGGGCCGCCTGCTTGGCCATTTCTTCGGCGACACCGTTGGCGACCCTCGCCGCGTACCTGGCCCGTTCTTCGGCTTCCAGCTTCAGCTTTTTAGCGCGCCGTTCGGCCAGCGCGTTGCCGATGAACGCGGACGCAAGTACAGCGATGGTCGGTGCGGCGGCAACAATCAGGGAGTCGGTGATGGTGGCAAGCATTTAGGCGTGTGCTACGACAGGCTTTGGCGTCGTGCTCGCCAGCGGCTTGGGAGGCGGTTCCATGCCGAAAGATTTTTCTCTTGCTTAACAAAACCCGCCTAGATACAATTGTCTCGAATGGAGACAAACGTATCTGATTGCGGTATCACACACCTGAGGTCACAGGTTCGAGCCCTGTATCGCCCATTTCCCTCAAGTCATTTGATTTAAGCTGCTTATAACCCTGCGCATCGTGCGCTGAGTGATGGCTATATTCCGAGTCCAAACCCGTACATACGGGTTTGCGCTACCGGAGTGACGCCACATGCCTCGATTGTTGCATCGAAATCCCGCGTATCGCAAGCACAAGGCTTCGGGCCAGGCCGTGGTCTGCATCGACGGCAAAGAAAACTACCTTGGCCCGCACGGCAGCCGCGCCAGCCGCGCCCAGTACGACAGGCTCATCTCCGAATGGCTGGCCAACGATCGCCGGCCGCTGGTTGCGCCGTCGGAACTGACCGTCGCTGAACTGATGGTCGCCTATCTGAAGCACGCGGAGACTTATTACCGCAGGCCAGATGGCACCGTCACCAACGAAGTCGATTGCATCCGCGGCTGATGTGGGGTCTCATCGTCCTGCTGGCGGCGATGGTGGTCATCACCAGCGGCTACCACACGCTGAGGCTCCGGCTTGAGCGCCAGCACGAGCAATACCGCCAGGAGTCGCCCGAGCATCAGCTGTTGATGGAAACGCCGCCGCAATCCCGGCCGTGAGTAATTCTTGCAAAAATGTCCCTCGTGGCGTGCAAGCCGTGTAATAGATAATGGGTGCTGCGCTGAAAAAGCTGTCATGGATGGCGGCTGCGCAGTCCACATATCGGCAAGGGGCTGGGAGTATTGGGCATGGATGCATTCGAGCAGGTGGCGAGCATCGCCGCCGACGGCGTACATCTTTCACCGCGACTGATTGCAACGCTCACGATGCTGTTACGCGGAGATTCCGAGAAGCAGATTGCGTACAAGCTCGGCATCAGCAAGCACACCGTTCACGTTTACGTTAAAACGCTCTATCGCCGGTTCAGCGCCAACAGCCGGGGCGAGTTGTTCGCCTATGTGATCCATCGGAGCGTCGGCCAGCACGCGATGCAGTTCGAGGACGGTAGGGCCAAGACGTGGGGGGTGATGGAGGAACTGCGGTCGGCTCGCAGCGTGGCCGGCAACGGCGATGAGCACGGCAAGCCCGTTGAAGAGCCGGACGTGCAGGGACGGTCGCAGCCGAAGCCAGGACGCCCCGCACGTAAGCGGCAGCGGCGCCGGCCAGGCCGTTTGCCGGTAATGAAAGTGATTCCGATGCCGGTGAGAAAGTCGATTCGGATCAGTGGACGGAATCGCCAGAAACGTTCTCAGCATGAGCCAAAGAAAGAGACAAAGACAGCAACAAAGACAAAACCGAAGCCGGCAAGAGTTTCGAAGGAAAGAGCACCCACATTGGATGTCACAACTCGGGCAATCATCCTCCAGGTCGAATCGCTCGGCTACATCGTCAAGCTTTTTTGTGTGAACGATACAGCCGAACTCCATGCGGTGCTGCGCCCGGGCACCGAGCCGCCGATCGTCACACGCTGCAACGACGGGGACGGCGACGATGAGGCATATCGAGCAGCCTGCATGCTGGCTGAGGCGGTGGGCATCAATTTGGAAGAGTAATCAACCTCCTTCCGCGGCCGACTCCTCTATTTGCCGATTGAGCGCTAAATCAGATTGATGCCAACGGTGTGGTTGGTGTATTGGCGGACAGAGATGGTCAAAAGAATAATCGGTGTGCTCCAACTGCATGTCGCGTGGTGCGTCAAGCGCAATGATCGCGTCACCGATGCTTCCGCACATCCTGCATGAGCAGTTCTTGCCACCCTTTTCTATGATGGCGCTGAGCTTTTTGGCTACCCCGGCGAATCCCTTGGCTGTATCAGGCATCGGTGCAAGCTTGGCTGCTGCGGTTATGTAGGCATCTACTTCCCGCCTGTATCGGCTAAGGATGAAGTCACGGATTCTGCATTTACTCAAGCAAGTCGTGGTGTCATTGAAAGCATCCAGGAACTTTTGCAGATCCAGCGTCAATGATTCCATCTCTGCTTTGAGCTCAATCTCAGCCCGAGCGCATCGTGTCGAGTCTCGTCCAGGATCGCTAAAGCTTGGGTTGGCAAAACCATGTAACTTTCGTTCGAGATTTCGCAGATATCTGCCAATTTCAATAAGCGCCGTCTTCTTATCTCGCAGTGAATTTAAGTCCAGTTTTCGGGTTCTGAACAGCGCGGCGACAAGAGTTTCAATTGCGATATGATGGCCCTTCGCAAACTTGTTTTTCCAAAGGTCCATCGCATCAGCAATGCCGGTGCGGTTTGGGGCCATAAGGCAGAAGTAGAAATCTACGATCGGAGCGATCAAGCTGCGCCGTATCTCCATCCGCACGAACGTCGGCACATAGCATCTCCCGCCGCTGAGTTGGTGGCGAAGGTAATCCCGCATCTCGTTTGTGCTTGCAAAGAGACTGCGTACAACGGATGAATCAAGCAGGTATTTCGGTGGATTCCCCGCCACGAGCGGAACTCCGATATTAGCTCGCTACAGCACTAAATGGCGTAGTGTCTAGTCCGAGGTTTTCAAGTGCTTCAATGCAGGTCGAGATGAGAGATTCATTCGGGTTAGCGCGCTCAAGGAGTCTCCCGAGCACGGCAGAGGCACCGCTGTACTGAGATGAGGTTGTATTTACCCATCGGTCATCAGCAGCAAGCGCATCGTGTAGACCCATCACTACGTCAACGGCCGGATCGGCTGGCGATGTTTGAGCATAATCGCGCATAAGAAACAGAAGATCGGCAGCGGCGGGTGCAGCCGATGATTGACCTGCTCGCTTAGCGAGATCATCAAGTAGCCGACGAACGTTTGTCAGAAAAAGAGTTCGCACGAGAAGGTTTACTTGTCCGCGAAGGACGGAAAGACCGAAGTCATTCCCGCGCCCAATCTCTTTCGGTGCATCATTGACGCCGGAACGTTCTTCAAGGCTGGCAAGTCGAAGGTGACGACGCAGAAAACATCGCTGATTCCGGCTTGCGTTGGGATCGTCGGCATTGAACTGCCGCTGATTCACAAAGAGCCGTGGACGGTCGATTCGCGTGGTGTCGTCATTCCATCAACCGGCGGTCGCATCGCCTGCCATCGTCCGGTGTTCAATGACTGGCAAATCAGCTTCACGATTGAACTGGACAGCGACATGATGGGGCCGAAGCTGTTACGCGAGATTGTCGATGCTGCCGGAAAGCGGATCGGGCTTGGCGACTTCCGGCCGAGCAGAAAAGGGCCGTTCGGAAAGTTCGTCGTCACGTCGTGGAAGGAACACGCTGTGAAATTAGCTGCATAGCGACGTGCTGCTATGCATCGCTGGGCGCGCCCTACTCAGGCAATGCGGCGCGGTGCGAAGCTGTGCTCTGCCCTCCAATCCAAGGTGGCCGCCGGTTAATCCCGGCGGTCTTTTTATTTTGGCGGCTGGCATCCACCGTTCGTCTGACAGGCAAGGTGATTCAGCTTGCCTTTGATTTCCTCAACGCTGCCCGTCAGATTATCAAGCACATCGTCCTGATGCTTCATCACCTGGTCCTGATGCTCCAGCACTTCATTCTGTTTTTCCGTGGCGGCTTTTGCCTCTTCAGCTTTGATCGCTGCCTTGTCGGCTTTCTCCGCCGCTATCGTGCTTGCGTTCGCAAGTATGTTTACCTTGTCCGCCAATGTGCTTCCGCCGTTCTTTCTAAACTCGGCGGTTAGCACGTCAACGAGCGGCTCCAGCTTGCGGAGCAGTTCCATCGTCGGCAGCAGGTGAAAAATGCGCTGGAGCGAATTGGTTATCTGGCTCATCCAAAGCCACGCCCGCACGATTACGACAACCGCCGTGACGATCCCACCGAATTTGATGATCGCTGTCGCGTCTTCGGAAAGTGTTGCAACAATCATCACGCTCCCTCTTTTTCAAGGAATTGTTGGGAAGTCGCTAACGCACAATGACGGGGCTGGACACACTCCCGCTTCCACCGCCCCAAAGAAAATCAATGACGATGAGCAGGAGCAGGACGAGGCCAGCCACCAGCGCGATTTTGTACAGCCATGCTGGCGCTTCCAGCGCCCGCATGATCGCGTAGACGATGGCGCAGACGATGACCATCGCGACGAACCAGATAATCAGACTGCCGATGTTTCCGACGATGATGGTGGACAGTAGAGGCAGCATCAGGTTCCTTTCGTTCCGTTGCGCCGAAGTCCTAGCACCACCAGCGCCGTTGTGATCGCGAAGCCCGCTAAGCCACACATGCCTTTGATAACGGTGAGTTGCGCGTCGAACTGGCCCCGGAAGCCCTCTAAGTCGTCGAGCCGCTTATCGAGCTTTTCGTCTTTGTCGTTGAGCGTTGCGCGCGTCGAGTCGATTGCTCTCTCGAATTCCCTTTGCTGGACGAATGGCTGGCATCCGCAGAGCAGCAGCGCGAGGATGGCGGCGGCGCGGGTCACTACAGGTAAGATTCAATCTCTGGCGGATTGCCGAAGCTCTTGAACAATTCCCACAGACATGATTCGCAGAGCGAGAAGCGATAGGTCACGGTATCCGACAAGGGATCAGAGTAGTACCCGCCACTCACTTCCGCATCGACCAATCCGTAAACGCCCAACTCATTGCACATCTGTTTGCCACACTTGTTGCAGATGCGGCTGATGCGTTTTGTCTTCTCCCTCTTTTCTGCTTCGACTTGTCGTAGTGCTATCTGTGTCGCCCATTCAATCGAAATGCCTCCCCATTCTTTATCGTTCGTCCAGACTCCATCCATTTCGCCATCGTCATCGCGGTATTTCTTCCATCCTCGATCTGTCAGCAGCTTGACGCGATCCTCGTGCGCCATACTGGCTACTGTTTGATGCTGCGCCAAGCAAGATTTTCCAGCCTGCTCCGCGACGTGCTTGGATAGTTCTTCGTGGGTCATTCGTGCGAATTGTATCACTGGCGCACGTTTTTTGCTTGCCCCTTGCCATGCCCGAACCGGAAAAACTCCGCGCCGCCGAAGGGACGGTCTTCTACTACGACCGGCGCGACCGCATAGTTGTCGTCGAGCAGGGCATCCGCACGATGGATGTGCCGATTGCGGACCTGCTGGAATGCGCGGAGTGGCTTACGCGGGAGGCGCGGGCGCAACACCAGCAGGCACAAGCGAATGATTGGCAACAACAAACGCGCGGGTAATCACTTCTGCTAATTCGTCCCCTCCCGAAACGAGGCGACCGGAGTTTGCATTCTCTACTTTGAATTTCGGGAAGCCCATAGGGTCGCAGGTCACCCGATACTCCAAAGGCCAACTCTCATGTTCAAAAAGCATCGCGGCAGAATCCCATGAGGCGGAGTGATTTTCGACGTTCAACTTGTCGAGCAATTCGGTGGTTGGAGAATCGCAGTCGCAGTAAACGCGACCCCATTCCGAACCATCCTTGTAGACGGCCCTCCAGTTGGTGTACTCCCGCCATCCATCGCGCCCGTGACCGGGACTGGATTCGTATCGCTCAATCGTGAGGCCGAGGATTCGGTGCGCCTCGACCGTCAACGCAATCGCGTCCAGCTTCTCAATTTCTTCGCTTGTCATCGCCGGATTGTAACCGATCACGGTCCATTCCCCGCGTCGAACGAAATCGGACTGCCAATGGTTCCGGGCGGCGTAAACGTCGTGACGTTGGTAGCGATTGTTCGCGCTGTCACGGGCATTTTCGCCCCGCCCCCACGCGCCTTCAGCATCTTGGCGACGAGGCTGGCTTGCTGCTTCGGCGTCACACCCGGCACAGTCCCGGTGACGGCCGCCTGAGTAGCCGCAGACTGCCGCTCGAAATGCGAGAGCACCCACAAGCCCCAGGCCGGCGGATTGACGATGCGCGCGATGTTTCCGAAGACCAGAGCCAGCGGCGGATTGCTGAACTGGAAGAAAATCGACAGGCCGATGCTTCCGAAGTGGATGACGAACAGCACGATAAAGATGATGAGGATGGTGGTCAGTATCGCCCGTGTCTTCCAGCCGATCCACTTGTCTCGCGCAAGGTCGGCGGCGTGCGCCTTCTGTTCTTTCTCAAGCAATCCCCCAGCGGCTTCCAGCGCCGGCATGTCCTCTTTCAGCACCGATGCGAGGGTGACGGACGCCGAATCGAGCATTGCCTTGCCGTAGGAGTCCGCGTGGGTCTTGGCGGCGATGATGTCGCTACTGATGTCGGCGAGCTTGGCACCCGCGCGCTGGCCGTGGTTCGTGAGGTCTGAGGCGGTATGCGTGGGCTGGCACCCCCACATGAACGGGACGAGCAGCGCGGCGGTGACGGCGATGGCGGGAATGTGGATGAGGCGGTTCATGGGTTGTCGTCGTCCAGAATCGTGACGATAAAGAAGATGAGCAAAAGGGCGGCAGAGAAAATCAGGAGCGCGATCACTTGCCAGGGCATTCAATCTACCCGGATTAGCCGCCAAGGGAGATTTTGCGGAAGCGGGCGCATATCGCTTGATCCTTCGCGAATCTCCACATTCGGCGGAGGCGGCGGGATTAGCACGTCGCGCCGTTTTGGTTTTGTCGTTTTCTGCTTTTTCATCAGCCGCCGTTGAGGTGCGAATTATGATGCGCCTGCCGCTTAGCCGGCTTGTGCGACGGCGGCAGGTCCGTGCATTTCGTGTGGTCCTTCAGCTTGTCGATTTGCTCGGTATGCGCGTCGGCGGTGCCCTGAAGATCGGAGATTTGCCAGCCGTGGCGTAAAGCCAGGATAAACGCGGCGACGGCGGGAAGGGTGCCGGTGACGACGCCGACGACGAGGGATGTAATTTCCCCGGTGGTCATTCTTTCGTCGGCTCCGGTGCCTTCGGGTGGCGCATCAGCAGATTCCGCAGGGTGTGAATCGTCCGCTCGTCTTCCGTGCGCGCCTTGTCGGCTTCGTCCATGCGGCGCTCGAGTTCGGCGACACGGCGGGCGAGGTCGGGTTGTGGCGAGGACTCAGCCACACGGATTTACTCGCGGTCAGTCGCCGGCGCGTTCTTCTTGCCCAACGACCCCGGAAAGGCCGGTGGGGACGTTTGCGATTGAATCGGTTAGCGATGAGCAGGTTTCCCCGAACGTCACGGCCCCGGAAGGCCACGACAGGTTGCAGAAGTTCCCCTTCTCCAACTCAGCAACGCGCTTTTCCAGTTCGGCAAAGCGGCGATCGAGGTCGATGTTCTTCTGGTGGTCGGTCATGTTTGAAAAGCCGTCGCGCACGGCAGTGCTTCCGACGCGACGGCTTACGGGAAAGAGGCCCGTTACGCCGCCGGTGCCCGCTTCCGCTTCGGCTTGTCCATTTCCCAGCAGCCGGCGTATCTCCGCAGCCTTCGCGGCAAGTTGCGTCTGCCGAGCCGCGTCGGTCTGGTCGAACTTCATCAGCTTGCGCGGGCCGGCGAGTGTGCAGGAACGGCGTTGCATAACCGAAGGGATTGCTCTAGCCCCGGACCCGAATCAAGTCACGCACAGGTACATCGCTGTGCAACGTCTTCACCTACCGCGTTGAGAGTTTCCGGCTCTCTTCGGCGAATCGGCGAAACCCCACCTGCCGGTTCAGGCGCTGGCTCTATCGCGACCAGGGCTAGAGCAATCCGAAGGGGCGGGCGACCGTCAGCTACGACCCAAGCCGCCCGCCCCTAGCACCATGCGAGCATCGTTACCAATGTGCGCGGTAGTTTTCTAAAGGAATCGCGCAGGGGACGTACTTTACCCATTGTTCCGATGGGCAGTTTTTCTCCTGCAATTTCACAACATGCGCCTTCGGCTTTGACACCTTAGCCTGGTGGGCCATGAGGGATTGACGTGTGAACTTGCCATGCGACGAGCGCATGACGTTGCGATCCTTGCGTCTTGCGACTGTTTCAGCGGTTGCCATGTGTTTTATAAACCCGGCGGAGGTGATTCCGCCGGGCGGAGGGGAATGCGCCATGCGCGGCGCGGCTCTGGGGTTCAAAGCCCCGGGAAGGTTCCATTACGCGAGGACCGTTTCTGGTCTGCTACAGGCGAAACGGGACTTTTCAGACGATGCAGGAACTAAGTTGTGCTGGACGAATTGATCGCGGCTTTTCAAGCTGAGCGTGTGGCGTGATTTCGGTGTGTTTGCGGCGAATTTTGCGGCGACCTTCCTGCCACAAATTCTTTACGCGGGATGGCTCAATACCCATGACTTCCGCTACCTCGTTGCGCGTCATCCCCTGCGCCTTTAACTCGTATGCTTCGCGTTGTCGAGGTGACAGCAGAGACAGCATGGTAGCGATATCCTCCACTACCTTATACCGGGAGGGGGACGGCACGGGACGGAACCGATTTTTCAGGCAGGCATCCGCGAATAAATCGGGATAAGGTCAGTCTGCGCCGCCAAGTGCGATGCCTTTATTTTGACGCCGTGCGGAAAACAGGCATCGATCGCCAGTTCAGCAAAGCAATGCTCCATGAACTGCCGGACGAGAGAGAAAGCATTGATTCCATTGCGGCGCGATGCCCGGCGAACAACGGCGTAAAACTCCTGATTCACCCATTGCTCGCGGGTGCGGCCGGCCAGCAGGCACACCAGCCGCTGCGCGATTGTCGGTTCAACCCCTTCCGGCAACGTGATGATCCGCAGGGCATGAGTCGTGGCAAAGATTTCGCGAGCCTCTCGTTCGATGGCATTGCCAACCAGCTTCCGCGCCAGAGGGCTTTTCCCGTCAAGGTAGCGCCGAATCTCCCGTCGTAGGCTGCTGGTGGTGTCCGATGGCAAACGCGTCTCTTCGAGCCTCAGGTTGCGGTATTCCAGTTCGGCGATGGCGCGACCGGATGGAGACGGGCCGAATCCTTCGTTGATGTAATCCGGCAGATGATCTACACATACCGCCTCGCCAACATGGAAGTCGGGCGGCGTGAGTGGTGCGATGCCCGGCTCGTTCTCACCTTGTGCCAGGCACTTTCGGCAACGGCACATCGTGCTCCCTTTGGGCGGGAATGCCTTCCGGTGGAAGGTTCGGTATTCCATCCGCTCGCCGTCGGGGCTGAAGTCGTAATGCTTCTGGAAGTGCGTATCAACCCAATATTCGCTGGGGCAGTCGTTGCGAAGATTCGCCTTTTTTTCTTCAACTTGGTCATCATCAAGACCGACCTGCCGACGATAAGGGGATGGTGGCTTCGGCGCCTTGACCTTGATGCCTGCCTGTAACGCCGCGTACACCGTGATCGCCATGCGCGGAACCTCCGGCGCGCCGCTCCGTGGCTTACCGGCACCGTCGCGCCCTTTGCTGCCTGAGATGGTGCATCGAATCGGCGTTGCCCGCGCCGGTGGCGGCTTCGTAAGCCGTTGCGTAATTCTACGGGGCCAAGTGATGGGGTGCAAGCAATTATGCGTAGGGAAACACCCTAAAACGCGAGTGGTGGTGGTGCCGTACCGAAGGCGGACTACTGTTCTCCGAAACCTACCCAGCTATCCCAACGGAGTCGCTAGCGTTCGGTTCCTGCTTCGCAGTCGGCAGTTTCGCGCGTTTCGGTCCCGCGCCAGAGCTTCCAACTCCACAGGCTGTCACCGTCGAACCGACGGCCATGTTCTTTAGGTTCTGACTTGCATTGTCGTCCCGGTCGTGAACGGTGCCGCATTCAGTGCATGTCCACTCACGATCAGACAACTTCAACCCCGTATTCTTCACGCCACACACATTGCACAGGCGACTTGATGGATAGAAACGATCCGCAGCCTTTACCACCGAACCTGTCATCGGTGATTTGTATTCAAGCTGACGCCGCATTTCGTAAGGGGCTTGGTCCATAACCGATCTGGCGCGCGTGGTTTTTGTCATGCCAAATACATTTAAGTCTTCAATGCCTATTACAGAGAAATTGCGACAGATACCAGTGGTGAATTTGTGCAGAAAGTCACAGCGAATATTTGCGATATGAGCGTGAAGTTTCGCAAGCTTGCGCCTAGCCCTGTTGCGGTTGCGGGATCCGAGTTTCTTCCGATGTAACGACTTATTCAGGCGGCGCAGACGACTAAGCATTTGCTTGTGCGGCTTTGGCCCCTCAATCACTTCGCCCGTACTGAGAGTTGCGAAGTTGATACAGCCGAAGTCTATGCCGATGGCTGGGCCTTCATGCTTGGGCGGTATCGGGTCCGGTAGTTCAACTGTTACGCTGACAAACCAGTGATCGGCAGTGCGGCTGATCGTGGCGGAGATTAGCTTGCCAGATAACCGAAGTTGCTCGCGCATGCGTACCCATCCGAGTTTTGGTACTTGTATTCTGTATCCATCTAATTTTAAGTGGCTGTTATCAATTTCAAAAGCGTCGCGCCGCCCCTTTTTCTTGAAGGACGGGTATTTTGCATTGCTATTGAAAAAGTTTTGGAACGCGTACCCTAGATTCTTCAACGCAGCTTCCGATGCGCATTTTGTTACTTCGCGGACAAACGGGAATTTATCATCCTTAATGCTGTTGAAATAGCGTCGGATGCTTCTCTCAGAAGGCTTTCCGCCGATCGCATATTGTTTCTTCCATTCAGCAAGCCCCCAGTTGTAAGCAAGACGCGCAACTCCGCTCGCCTTAGCGAAATAAGTGAGCTGCTTATCGGTGGGATCAAGTTGGATGCGATGCGAACGGAACACGTACGTATCGTACACACTGTTTCCGCTGTTTGCAAGTCCAAGCGTGTGCGTGATATGATTTTGCCATGGGCAGACCAAATCTTGGAAAGGTGCGGATACAGGTGAAGCTATCCCCGAAGGCTCTGCGCATCCTCAACCGAGCGGCGAAGGCGGCAAAACTTGATAGGTCTTCATTCGTTGAGAAGCTGGTGTTGTCATGCTGACTAAGCCGGGGTCGTTGCGCCGCCAGTCTATTGCCAGCAGCGGGGAGAAGAGAATCACTCGCCCCGCATCCCTCGGATATAAGCATCAGGATCAGCAATCTTGTCCCACGCATCGCCACCCGCCGACGCGGCAAGGGCGGCAACCGAAACGCATGGTGCCGGGGTAAGTTTCTTCATCGCTTCCACTCCTTCGCTTTCACTTCGCGCACCTCAACGCACCGCATCCTGTGCCGCCTCAGCAACTCCTTCAGCACCGCGCGTAACCGAAGCTCGGCGGGCACGTTGCCGGGGCGGGGGCGGAGATGCAACAAATAATCAGGCACGGTGAATCGTAGAGGGTGCAGGCGGAGAAGTCCGCTCGGGCGCCTGATTCTTGGTCAAGCCCTGATCGTGCGCCAGCCGCAGCGCAGTAGCGCACGGCTCAAGCCCCTGCTCGCCGAAGATGATGCCCGACCTGTAGTTTGGTCCGTCATCGCCGTCGCGGCAAATGACCGTCTCGCCGCTAAAAGTCTTGTTGCAGTAGTACAGGTCGTACTCCGTGCCGTCGTGGGTGGTACGGCCGAGGAATGTGCAGCAGGTGCTGTCGTGGGTGTATTTGGGTGTGGTCATGTTACCGACCTCGTTGATAGAACTTCATCAGCCGGTCCCGTATCCGCTCGCTGCGCATCTGTTGCTTCGTCGCCTCATCGGGGAACGCCACGTCGCCTGCATCGGCAATTTCAGCGATCACCTTGGCATGGCAGGGGTTTCCCTCGGACTGATCGCACCAGCAGCCGAGCGTTTGTCCTTTGAGCCGCTTAGCTTCCATTACCAACGCCGGATGCGCCAGCAGGTACTGGCGGAACTTTTCGACGCATTCGGCAACGGTTCCGTCGCGCGGATGCTTGAAGGGGTTGGCGAGCACATGACCGTAGAGCCTGCGCCGGGGATTGCTCCGGCCGACGTAGGTTATGCCAGCGGCTACGATCTGCTCGCGCGTCATGCCTCTAATGCAAATGGTCTTGGTCATGGTTGCCTCTTGCGATTCTGTTTCTTGTTGGTCTTAACCGCCGATCCCTTCTTGCCCTTCGCCAGTCTGCGCAATTCTTTTTGCGCGTGGGGAATGCCCAAGGCGCTGTCGAACAAAAATGTCTCCACCATCCTCATGCCGCGATCCGTCAAGCACCCGACATACGTGGCGCTCAGTCTCATCCCTTCACTGCCCGACACAGTTACCTCCGTGCGCCAAGAAACGCCGATGCTATCTGCGGATGATTGCAGAACCGGCGCGACAACGGCGGAAAACCCATTGCCGAATAGGGTGTAGGCTCCGGCGCAGTTCCCGCCCCACGGCAGTTTGAGCTTCTTTTCGATAGTGGTCTGCATGTCGTTCTCTTGTTTCTTGTTGGGTGTTTCCATGTTAAATCCCGTTGCTCTCGACATCGCGGAGGATGGCGAGGAGCTTGTCGCGCATATCACGATACTGCTCAAACATTGTGCCATCCCATCCGATTAGTATGGCGATCTGCTTCACCCGCGCATCCTAGCGCCGTTGGCGAATGGCGTCCTCGCGCTGGATCGCCAAGTCGAGCGTGCCTTGCTTGTGCCGCTCAAGGGCGGCTTTGTCGGGAACTTCACGGCGTTTTTTCGTGGTCATCGTTGCTCCTGTTCCGCTTTTCCAGTTTTAACGCCACGGCAATAAGCGATGATGCGGATGCAGTCGGGGCAAGTGACGGTCGTTTTACTCGTGGGATTGGCAGGCTCGATGCCCAATGGTTCGTCGCCTTCCTCTACATCACCGCACAGCGTTCGACCATCGCCTACCGGGCTATCAAGATGAACGCCCTTGTTGTTTTCCGAGTAGGTGCGCATCACCCACCCGCCTGTTCCGCCTTGGCGATTGCCGCCTCGGCACGCTTGATACGCTCCTGGTTCGTCGGCCCGTAGCCGTGCTCCATCGCGGCGGCTTTGGTGATGCCGATGATGCCCTTGAGGGCGGCGAGAAGGTCGGGGGCACACGCTGCGAGCCTATTCTCCTGCCCGCAGAAGCTCGGGTTGGGCAATATCCCCGCCAGCTTCTGCGCCAGCCAGTTCGCCGCCATTTCCTTGTCCGCGAAATGGACGCCGGGTTTACCGGCCAAGCCTTTGATGATCTCGCGGGACAGCGGCAACAGGTGGTCGTAGTGTGTCATTGCTTCTCCTTCGTTACGTCCGCCCCGCATTGGCCGCAGTTCACTCATCGAAGCTGATAATCGGTCACGTCATTCGAGTCAGTCCATTCAGCCGGCGCTTTCCATTCGATTTCGCGGTCTAAGCCGTCCGCAATTAACTTCTGCACCTTGCGTTCCGCCTCGTCTTCATCAGCAGCTTCGATAGTCACGATCCTGACTAATTCGATTCGCTTGGTCAGTTCAAACTCAAACTTCCTCGTTCCTGCTGTCGTGTTCTTCTTTGCCATTGCCATCTTCATCCTTTCTCGCCGATACGCCATACATCCCGGCGTGGCGTTGTCCGGGTCGGGCACCGCCGAATCAACGTGGGTCGCTTCGCTGCCGCATAGTTCGCGCCGCGCGACGGGGCGGGGATTACTTCGAGAACTCCCGCGCAAAACGACTGAGCTTTGCCGCTTCAGATTGATCGGTCACCGAAAGATGCTGGAGCTTTTCGGTTTTCTTCCGTTCAATCTCGGCGTCGATAGCGGCGTTCAGTTGCTTGCGATACTCCTCCAGTTCGTCCACCCAAGGCCCGTCATGCTGGTAGCCTTGAATGGTGTCCCGCAGGTGGTGCTCGTATCCACCAACCCAAGCGTCCTCGCGGTACACCAGCAGCTCGTCATCGGGGAGCAGCGCGTAAATGCGGCACTGGCTGGCGGTATCGTGCTCCCAATGCTCAATACGGTAACGCTGCCAATTCATCTTCCCATGCTCGAACAGGTGCAGTCCACTTCGGCGGGTGATTGGGAATATGCGGGCGAACGTGCGCCCTTCAAAGGCGGTGGTGGCTGCCTGTCCTTCGTTGGCTCGGATGGCTTTCATTTGCTTTATCCTGTTTGCTCGCTTGTAGATGCGTGAGGGGGTGGGGCTAGCGGCTCGGCTCAAAATCGCTCGCTGTCAGTCCCTTGGCCGCTTCCCGCATCAACTCCCACTCATGCAATCTCTCCCGCAAGTCTTTGATGGTACGATCTGCCCTGCCGATAAAATCGGCTTTGGCTTGCTCTGCGGTCGTATCAGTGTGAAACATTTCATCGTCAACGTAGTTCGCGATAACCATGCCGCATGAGGGGCGTATTGTGTGAATGCGCGCCATTTTTCGTTCTCCTGTTTCGAGCGGGCGGGGTGGGGAGGGG